TTAAGGGTTCGGAGATTCTTCGGTTTTGGAATACCTTTGTATGAACATTGGACCAGTCCCAAGTAATAACCATTCACATGATACTCCATATTTTTCTGCGAGATAAGCAAGGTACTCAACACGGAAAGTACGCTTATCCCTGTTATGTTTTAGTGTATTCATGTTTCCGTAATTCAACCCGAACTCTTTGGTAAAAGTCTGCAATCCTTTTATCCTTCTTTGGTCTTTAAGGACGTCAAGTGCCTTGAAGAATCTGTCACTTATATCCAGGGCACGATCAGGAATATTCAGTTTCATTTCAATGCCAATTTTTCAAGTAAGTCCATCAGACGTGCATTAATCTCGTCCTGCCTCTCTACATGCTTTGTTATCGACTCGGTCTGCTTTTTGATAATCTCAATCAAATCGGCATCACTTTGCATGCCGTTATTCTGATTACCAGAACCATTATTGACATTATTCTCTGCGTTAACGAATTGTGACGGCTCCACCTCGAAAGTCTTGACATTTTCTTCACCGAATGTGTCATATAGTTTCTGAAATTGCATCGGAGTAGGATCTATACCCTCGGATTCATACCTTGAAATATTAGACTGGGATATTCCCATAATCTCTGCCAGCTTAGACTGAAATAGTCCGTGGGCTCTTCTAAACTCTTTATATTTAAACATATCTGTATAAATTTGTTAATTTTGACTAAATATCTTCGATATATTTGCATATATCAGAATATATTTGTATCTTTGCATAAAGATATAAAACATAATGCAAAGATAATGGAAAATATTCAAACATCAAACACTTTTGAGAAAAAATCTCAAAAAATGACCTTAAAAGGTTATTATCAGGAATTGCCTAAGAGAAGTGCTCCACGGTACGATTTTATCACGGAAGTCGCTAAACGCTGTAAGGTTACCGAGCAGACAGTTAGAAATTGGGTTCTATATGGTATAAAGCCACAGCAGCATATTCATGTAGAAGTATTGTGTGAGCTAACAGGAATTAGCGAGGAGGATTTATGGAAGGATTAGAGTTCTATATGTTCGAGGATGAACTATGGTGTAAGACGTCAGATGGAAAGAACTTCATGGTCGATGAGACACATACAGAGCTGGTGAAATACATTCTGGAAAAGATTCGTGCTTGCTATCCGGAAGCATACAAGGCGTTGGAGAAGATTTACGCCAAGAGCGCACTTAATGAAAGCTACTACCAGTATCTTATGATGCGCAGGTTTTGCAAATGCAATTTTTGCCGACTAGACACAACGGCTTTCGATGTTGTCGATGTCGACAAAGAAGGGAAATTCAATTTTGAAAAGGTTGAATGTCCTATGCGTGGTGAATGTCCTTATGAAGGTATAGTATGTATGCCAAGGTTCAATTCCAATCTTTCAACCGCAGAATTACGTGTAATGAAACTGCTCTACCAGGGACGCAGCGAAGAGGAAGCAGCAGCAGAATTATTCAATTCTCCGAATACAATACACCAGCATGTCAAATCTGTGTATGTAAAATTAGGAATACATAAGCTCTCCGAGTTTATTACCTATGCGAATAAAAACAATTTGTTCAACAATTAAAATATTAAATTATGCCAATCATTAGAAAAAATGACGTTGTTTCAGAACGTCCTGTGATTATTGTCCTTTATGGTACACCGGGTACAGGTAAGACATCTTTGGCTACTACAGCCGATAGTCCATTACTTATCGATACGGACCGAGGTTTCGACCGTGCAGTTCAGCGTCCAGACATTGTTGTTACTGCATCACGTTGGGAAGACATCTATAATGCTGAGGTTATCGGTTCTTTTGTTGTTGAGGACGGAAAACAGGTTTGGAAACCTGGATTGATCAGTGAGTGTAAGACCATAGTTGTAGATACTGCCAAGGCTATGCTTGATGATTACCTTAATGCTTTCGCTATTCAGCAGGATCCTAAGCTGGCAACTAACTCGTTGAAGCGATATGGTGTGATGGGAGAATTGTTCAAGCAGTTTGTCGGCATTCTTCGTTCAAACAATTCAGACATCATCTTCATCTGTCACGACAAGGAGACACAGGAGGGAGACTACATCAAGCATTCTCCAGACTGTACAGGACAGAGCAAGGACTTGCTCATCCGTATTGCTGACCAGGTAGGTTACATCTGCAAGGAGAACGGCAATCGTGTCATCAAGTTCGAGCCACAGGACAATCGTGTTGGTAAGAATGTTGCAGACCTGCAGGACACTTGGATTCCAGCTTACGGAACAGAGGAGTTTGACACTTGCATGGCAGACATCATCAAGAAGGTGAAGAAAGCCATCGTAAAGAAGTCAGATGCTCAGGCTAAGGCGCAGGAAGCCGTTGATGATGCTCGCAAGAAGCTTGCAGCCGTGGAGACTGTAGATGATGCAAATGCACTCATCGAGGTTGCACACGGATTGAACAAGATTCATCAGAAGGCATTCATGAACCAGATGATCAAGGAACTTGCTGTCAAAGGCATTGACTTTGACAAGAAGAGCAAGAAGTTCGTTAAGCACGAGGATGCAGCATGATGAAGCCTTTGATTAGAGTTACCCAGTTAGAGAGCTTTAGACGGTATATGTCTGGCGAATATGCCTATGTTACAGAGCAGGACGTCATAGACAATATCACCAAAAAGTTCGAGGGTAATGATTACACAAGAATAGGAACTGCCTTTCACTCCATAGTGGAGACTGGCAGTCCCCATTGCTTCAAGGAGCCGGAAGGTGTTCGTCATTTCACCTATTATAATAAAGATAAGACTGAACCCGTTCCGAAAGGAAGAAGATTCGTCTTTGATGAAGGTGAAGCGATTCTCGATATTCCACAATGCAAGGTTGCTTTGAAATACAGGAATGAGCATCCTGGCGCCTTTCATGAGGTTCGTGAATACAAGGATTTCGGCGATGCCGTTATCACGGGATGTGCCGATATGATTGACTTACTAAAGATAAGAGACATCAAGATTAAGTTTGGACCGGTATCAGACAAAGACTATATAGATAGTTGCCAATGGCAGTTTTACCTGGAGTTGTTTGAAGCTGATGTGTTCAAATTTGACTTGTTTGTCTTTGAGGGCTACAATAAGGATAAGCACAAGGGAGACGTGAGAGGTCTAAAGCTTACTCCTTATGAGCCAGCAATCACTTGTTACAGATACCCGGGGATGGAAGACAAGAACCATGCGTTATTGCGTGATTTCCTCAAATGGGTAGAAATGAGAGAATTATTACCATATTTACCATTAACAGAATCAGATGGCTAATACAATGACAGGAAGGGTATTGCTCATCGGCAATGTCGAGGAAATACCAAGTAAGAGCGGCGGAGAGCCGTTTAAAAAGAGAATCGTGGTTCTTAACTGTACGCACTCGAACTTCGGAGAGGTGTATGAGAACTACCCAAGTTTTGAGTTCAGCGGAAAGCATGTAGATGATCCTGCAGGCTTTGCAGTTGGCGAGATTGTTACCATATCTTTTGCTCTTCAAGGTACCAAGTATCAGAAGAGTGCAAATGACCCGGTAAAGTATTTCAATACCATTTCGGGTTACAAGATAGAAAAGTATCAGAGAGGTGGCCAGACGCAGCAACAAGCTCCACAGCCGCAGCAGCAAGGAGCTCAGTCACCGGCATCGCAGCCTGGCAAAGATGATGACTTGCCATTCTAATTATGATTTTCAATCTCAACAATGACAAGGACAGGGCAGACTATAAGGACTATTGCAATGGTCTTTACATGGATGCCTTGAAAAGTGGAAAGGGTTTTATCGTGGAGGTGAAGAAAAAGCACCGTCCACGTTCCCTTGCCCAAAACAGCTATCTGCACGTTTGCCTTCAGTATTTCGCATCAGAGTTCGGCTACGATGAAGAATATGTGAAGTATAACATTTTCAAGCAGATAGTAAACAGAGAAATCTTTGCGAAGCAAAGAACAAACAGAAGAGGACAGCCTGTAATCTATTGGAGAAGCACGGCTGACCTTGACACAAAAGAATTAACAGACGCTATTGAGAAGTTTCGGAACTATTCAAGTATGGTTGCAGGGTTGTATATACCCGAACCTAACGAGGAAGCAGCCTTGCTTGAAGCTCAGAAACAGATAGCATTATATGAAAAGTATTTATAATTATGAAATCAGATTTGAAAAATTATGTTCCAGAGAACATTGAGTTTGTATTGGAGGACGGTGTAAAAGACATGTTCCCAATGGAGTTGGACTTCCTTGCTTTGACTGAGGAGAACCTTTGCGGAGAGAAGCCTTTGAAGAATAAGGCAGACATCCTCAAGTTTATCGGAAAGCACTTCACGGCGACCTTCCCTGACAATGAGTTGGTTACACGTTTCCTCGATGAGTTCGAGAAGAAGAACATCAGAGAGGAGTATTGCACACTCGAAGAGAACGTGGTGCCAGCTCGCAAGCTAGAGTTGGAGGAGGCTTTGGAAAAAGCCAAGAAGATGAAGAAGGACGCAGAAGAGGCTTACGCTTCTGTCCTTATGGAAGTAGCTAAGTATGCAGCAGAAGTACGTCAGGGAACTGTTGATATGCGCCTTAAGGCGAAGAACGTGTTCTGTATTGCATTGGCAGGTTACTATCTCGTATATAATTGGGATGCAAATACTGAGAAGTTCTTACTCGCAAAGGCTTACGCTATCCCAGACCGTTCTGAGATTTGGGCTAACGAGGTCAAGAATCGCGAGAGAATGAAGGAAGTCTTCGGGTTGGATTTCCCGGAAGAAGAGCAGCCAAAAGAAGAAGCTCCGTCAGAGCAGTCTTCAGATGATGACGATGATGAATTACCATTCGGCGAGTAATGAAGTACACGCTTAGAAATTATCAAAAGCAAGCTAGTGATGCAGCCGTAAGGCTGTTCACTAGCAAGGCTGACAAGAATGGACTGATTATCTTGCCTACGGGCGCAGGAAAGAGTTTGGTGATAGCAGATATCGCCTCTCGTCTGGAAGGGCCGCTATTAGTCTTTCAGCCAAGTAAAGAAATATTGCAACAGAACTTCGCCAAACTACAGAGCTATGGAATATTCGATTGCGGTTGCTATAGTGCTTCCGTGAGATGCAAGGATATAAACAGAATAACCTTTGCTACTATCGGAAGTGTCATGAACCATATGTCAGACTTCGATTGTTTCAAGAATATCATCATCGATGAATGTCATTATGTAAACTCTAAAGCTGGGCAGTACAAGCAGTTCATAGAAGCGAAGAACAGACAGGTTGTTGGATTAACAGCCACGCCATACCGTCTTGATCGTGCCGAAGGAGGTTCCATATTGAAGTTCCTCACGAGAGTAAGACCTAGAATATTTTCAAAGGTCATCTATTGTTGTCAGATTGGAGAACTGCTTTCTAAAGGTTATCTCGCAGACTTGCATTATTACGATTTGACGACATTGGATTTAAGAAGAGTCAGAAGCAACTCCACCGGTGCAGATTATGATGAAAGAAGTCTCCTTGCAGAGTATGAGCGTTGCGGACTCTATGATAAGCTATCAAATACAGTAGTCAAGGTTCTGCAGCCTAAAAGCGGCATACCAAGAAAGGGAGTACTTGTATTTACCGCTTTCACAAAGGAGGCCAGGCAGTTGGTTGATAAGCTTCAATCCATCGGAGTTAATTCGGCTATCGTAACAGGAGAAACATCTAAAAAGGAGCGTGAAGCCATTCTTGAAGGATTCAAGAGGAGAGAGATAAAGGTGGTTGCCAATGTTGGTGTATTGACTACGGGATTCGATTATCCAGCCTTAGACACCGTTGTTTTGGTACGCCCGACAAAATCTCTTGGACTCTACTATCAGATGGTAGGCCGTGCAATCAGACCCTTTGACGGCAAAGAAGGGTGGATAGTTGATTTGTCGGGTAATTATAGTCGGTTTGGAAATGTCGCAGACCTCTTTATTAGCAGACCTCCAGGAACCACGAAATGGGCGGTGTATTCCAGAGGAACACAATTAACTAATGTCGTACTAAGATGAGTGTTCTAAATGAGCTTATTGAATATAAGCAAAGAGATTCCGCATTAGGAACTGAGTATTTAACCCTCTGTCCGCATTGCAGAAAGGGAGTATTTACACAAGAACCAATTTATGTAGGAAGTTTAGCTTGCCGTTTATGTGTTAATTTTGTGAACATGACGGGCAAATATGTTACATGTAAATTCAAAAGAAATGTTTCCATTTTATAAGAAAAAGAAGAAATCTCCTTCTGCTCCCAAAAAGAGAAAGAAGAGTAAGCCTGATTTAGTCAAGAGACTAGACAAGGTATTTGCGTTGTATATACGTCTGAGAGACTGCATGCCAAGCGGCACGGGACAATGTATCAGCTGCGGAAAGATAAAGCCGTACAGAGAGCTTGATTGCGGTCATTTTTTCGGACGTTCCAACATGGCTACCCGATTTGATGAAGATAACTGCAATGCAGAATGTATCGGGTGTAACAGAGTGAAGTCAGACCATCTTATATACTACCAGGAGAATCTGATTAAGAAGATTGGTGTTGCCCGATTTTCCACTCTGCGAGAGCGTGCTCATTCCACAAAGAAATGGGATGACGAAGAGTTGGAGAAAATGATCAAGTATTACACGAATGAAGTAAAGAGACTGAGTCATGAAAAAGGTATTTCTGTTAATCTGTAAAAAATATAAGTCCCCAGTGTTTCACAACACCGAGGACTTGAACCAATTAAAATCCTATAAAGATTACACTTTAAAGGGATTTGTTTGCAAAGATAATAAATTATTTTTAAATTGCCAAACAAACCTCATAAAAAAAGCCCGCTCACCAGCAGGCTAAAGAGAAACCCATATAACATTCTTTTTACAGATGTTATGGAAAAAACATATTGCAAAGGTACTAAAAAATATTGATATAACCAAATATATATTCAGATACATTTTAGTATTTTTGAATATTTAACTTAATTCTTTTGCATATATCAAATTTAATTAGTACTTTTGTATTAAAGAGAAATCGTTATAGTAATTATTAAAATATTATACAATATGGAAGAGACAGATTTTCTTAGAGATTTTGAAGGTATCAAGGACTACAGAATGTTCTTGGTAGGATTAGACAAACAGTTTAAGACTGCATGTGTACGGTATCGAGAGTTTAAGATTTTAGAGAGAATGGCTTCTATCGCTTTAAAGATTAGCCCTTCTATCCATAATTTTATCTCAAAGCAGCAGGGAGTTGTTTACAGTAAGTTACAGAACGAAGTTGACACCTTGTCTAATAATATCAAGAGAGGTAAGATTTGCTTCATTAAGAACGAGGACTTGAACCAATTATGAAAATAGTCGATTACTCTAAGCTATTGAAATCCTTTTGGGAAAAGAGATTAGTTTGCACGCTGACAAGTTGCGAGGCAGATATGTATTATTATTTGCTGAAACAATGCGACTTGGGTAACTGGGCAAACCCATTCAAATTGCCGACGAAGAAGTGCGAGATAGAACTCGACTTCACCAGGAAAACAATTAGTAGTGTTAGAAACTCTTTGCAGCAGAAAGGATTCATTAATTTTAAGCCAAGCAAGGTGCGTGGTGAAGTTGCTGAGTATGAGATTATTGGACTAAATGCGTTTATTACAGAAACGCAAAGTGAAACGCAAATGGGTACGCAAAGTGAAACGCAAATGGGTACGCAAATGGGTACGCAAATGGGTACGCAAAGTGAAACGCAAAAAGAAAAAACAAAAGAAAATTCCCCCCATACCCCCATAAAAGAAAATAAAAAAGAAAATCTAAAAGAGACTGCTGACGCAGTAGAGAAAGCCGAGCTTTCTCTCTTCACGTCAATCTCAGAAAGACGAACTGAATTTACAGAAAGACTCAAACCCTATGTTTCAAAATACGGGCAAAAGTTAATAGATGATTTCGCTGCTTATTGGACTGGGGCTGGCAAAGACGATACTCGTATGAGATTCGAGAAAGAGAATAAGTTTAGTTTGGCGGGGCGGCTTGCCACTTGGAGCAAGAACGAATTGCGTTTCAAGGGGAACACAGTTCTATCCGTAGAGCAAAAAGAAAGGCAATATGAGATAGATTGGCAACGTGTTATTAGATGGTTCAATAAACTTGGCTTGGTAGAGGTAAAATGTTTGACCGATAAACGTAAATTAGCCTACATTTCGATGTACGAGGCTCACGGAAAAGAAGGGTTAGTTGCGTTTTCTGATAACGTAAAATCCTCTGATTACCTGCTTGGCAAAACAGGAAGAGGCCCGAAGAGGGACTTCGATTACGTATTCGAAGAAAAGAACTTCGTGAAAATCATCGAAGGTAGTTTTGAAAACTTTAAAAGCGCAAAAGAAAATGAAAAGGACATTAGAACAGGATGGAAAGCTCCAGACCACAAAGACACATCAGCGTATCGGTCGGGGTTTGGAGTTGCCGTTGGAAAATAGAGAAGCCAAGAACTTTCTTTACTATGCCTACAAACGAGAGGTAGAGAAAAGAAAAAGAACGTTCGTCTTCACTGACGAGCTAAAGGAAGTAATATCGAAAGTCGGGGATTTTCTTACTACAGAGACCAACTTTTACGGGCTGTTTATGCCCGGCAGCATTGGAAACGGCAAGACTACGATGTTAAAGTCTATTCGAGATTTGCTAGTTTATCTTGTGGACTCAAACAAGATTAGCTATTGCGAGGGTGACAAATATCCGCGTTTCGTCAAGGCTAGAGATATGGCTTACATGATTCACGAAGACAGAAACGAGTTCAGAGCAATCATGAACGCCAAGTTTCTCTTAATTGATGATTTGGGTGCCGAGCCAACGGAGATTGTCGCTTACGGAATGCACTACAAGCCGTTTGACGAGTTGTTGGACTATCGTTACGAGCAGATACTGCCCACGATTATCAGCTCAAACCTAACGGCCATTGACATCGGACAGAAGTACGATGACCCAAGAATTGTAGATAGAATGCACGAAATGTTTGACATTTTAAGTTTTGAGGAGGTATCTTTCAGATGAGTTTGACACAATCACCATACCAGAAACAGGAGTTAGTAAATGATCCTATGGCAGAGCAGTATGTTATCGGTAGCCTTCTCATCGACCCGACTGCATATACCATAGTGAGCCAGTACTTAGATGAAGAATGCTTTTATGGACCTATATTCAGGGACGTATGGAAAGCCGTTGACAATATCGGAAAGCGTGGAATGCCAATAGACCTCATATCCGTGACGTCCGAACTGAATAAGCAGAAGTCAAATGTCAGTGCATTAGACTTAATGAACATTTCTGCGCAAATTGCATCATCAGCCCATGTAGAGTTTCATGCCATAAGATTGCAGGATCTCGGTAGAAGAAGAAAGCTATGGGTAGTTGGCCAGCAGCTTTCAAAGGTTGGATTATCAGAAGACGTACTGACTTCTGATGCACATCAAGAAGCTATTGAGAGTATCGGAGGAGTATTTGAGAAAGCAGATGGAGTTTCCACACTGACTGACGCTATGAATAGCCTTAACGAGATAATGATTAAGAATGCCACCGTTGGAGGTGTTACGACAGGCACCAAGACAGGAATGGAAAGATTCGATGAAAAGGGAGGACTACAGAAGTCTGACTTGATTATTGTTGCCGGCGAAACTTCTCAGGGCAAGACGAGCCTCGCACTTTGTATGACAAGACACGCAATCGAGGACGGAGCAAAGGTTGTTTTCTATTCTATGGAAATGACGAAGGAGCAGCTTACAGCACGTCTGCTTTCTGCAAAAACTAACATTCCAGCAAACAATATCCTCTATTCGGGTAGTCTTGCTCCGAGTGAAATTAGGATAATAGACGAGGCCAGAGGTAAGCTTCCTGGAGAGAATTTATTTTTTGATGACAAAAGTACGTCTAATATAGACTCTATCCTTCTTTCCATCCGAATGCTTAAGATGCAGAAGGACATAGACGGAGCCGTAGTTGACTACCTGCAGATTCTTAATGTAAACTCCAGGAGTACGAGTTTCAGCAGGGAGCAGGCTATGGGTGATGCCGCACGAAGATTTAAGAACCTTGCAAAGGAACTGAACATATGGATCATCGCCCTAAGTCAGTTGTCTAGAGATAGTAACTGCCCGGAGCCGAATCTGAACCGACTGCGCGATAGTGGACAGATAGGAGAAGCTGCCGATGTTGTCATCCTAGTCTATCGAGCAGAGTATTACAACAGAGCGTATCCTGCCCCATTCGACAATAAGGATGACTACCCTACTGACGGAACGGCTATGATAGATGTTGCTAAGGGACGTAATATAGGTACGTTTAAATTCTTCATGGGATTCAATAAAAATACGACAAATTTTTTCAAGACGAATTTAATCAACGAGGATATACAGGTGCCTTTCGAAAAGCCAGAAGAAGCAGATGCACCATTCTGATAATCAAGCAGTTACAAATTATCATAATTTAGTATTTTTAACTAAAATAATCTTTGGTATATTTGCATATATCAAATAATTTTCGTACCTTTGCATATAGATAAAAGGTAGTACTTTTGACTATTCAGAGCCTACCTTACAAGTTGAACCAATTAAAATTATAAAGATTATGAAGAATTTAGTTTACGCTCGCTTCGAGAGAATGACAGTTAATGAAGTTTCAGAGCTTATGAGAATAGCATCTGAAAAGATGGCAATCAAGGTGTCTTCAGCTACACCTACATTGTTCCGAGTTTCAGCATATGGTATATTTGACGGAGACGCAGAGGACTGGGGCTTCGAGAGTGCAGACTGCGGAATGTTCCAGGGAGAAGAGGAGTTCGAGGCAACCAAGAAGTTGTACGAGACCACCATCGCTTAATATAGGAGGAATGAGTATGAGTTTAATCGATGAAATCAGAGCAGATAGAGTTTCTCAACTCACTGAGGAACACAAGGAAAAGCTTCTTGCTTATATTAAGAAGAACTTGATGCAACATGATAACGTAGTAATCAGAGGCGCAGCGCACTTTTCACGTGATTGGGAAATTCCAGACCCGGATAGCAAGGATTGGTGGAGAGACTGTTATGCTCCATACAAACTCCATCCGGCTATTACGGATTGGCTGAATAGACTTGGCTTTACGTGCAGCCGCTATTATAACAGAGGTGGTGTTGACCAGGGAATATGTGTAAGAATATAAGCGTATAAATCAAATGAGTTATGAAATATGTAGATTATAAAGCCAAGCAACAAAAGGAGTTTAATAAGCTCCCGATGAAAGCAGCCTTTGGCGATAAGCAGTTTGAGGAAATGATGGCTGAATGGGGGCTTACCACAAGTAAGGAAGACCTGGAAAAGATATGTTCCATCGGTGCCGGTGCTTATTGCCTCAAAAAGGACTACCACCTGTTCATAGAATTTGGTGAGCGTTCAGTAAAGGAGAACGAGGAGTTCTATTCAAATGACGAGAATTTGAAGGATGCTCTCATCTATGAGTTTGGCAACCATGAATGCGGATATACATGGGAGTTTGAGAATGGTATTATCGCATTGGGATTCTCCGTCAAAGAGTTTTTTTCGGACCAGCGCAAAGCTAAGGTATTTGCTGAGGCAAGAAAAGAGTATATAGACAAATTGGAGGGCTAGCTATGTTGGTAAATGAAATGGTACAATACACGAGAACGGCAGACATGGAAGAACTCTATCTGATGCTCAATAATGATTCAGTCGCCTACAATCTTTGGCACGATTCTGCTGATAAGTATGCCCTGAAGATGGTAAACGGCGAGGCAGTAATGATGGAGAATGTCGCCCATGTGATGATTGCGAGAGTCATCCAATCTTGCGATAGATTGATAAACTGGCGCAGAAAGATGATTACTGATGCTCTAAATATAACCAAAGAGCAGAAAGAGATTGTTGCGTGGCAGTGGTTCTATAATAGTATGATGGATTCATATACTTATTATAAAGGTAGGCAAAAGTAAGGTTTAACATAACGGGTAGTAAGGACACCCACAAGTTAGATACCTTATTCTTATCTGGCAGCCGGAAAGACGGCAGCCTACCTTCTAAAAAATATACAATATGAAAGATTACGATTACTTATCGCTTATCGTAGAGATTTCCCCACAGCATCAGAGCTGTTCTGGAGATATTAGGGATTACGAGTATGTTTGCAGACTGGATTGTGTCGGTGACCATAATGAAATATTGGAATTTATGCTTCAATGGGATTATGGAGAAGATACATCAGATACACAAACTGAGTTAGACAAATATGAAGATGTGCTCATCGAGACAGATACACATATACTTGCAAAATGTGAGTCCAGGAACTTCGGCTGGCAAGGTGACGCATTCTTCCTTTATAGAAAGGACAAAAAGAAATGAAGAATATTTATCATATACATCAGTCTTCCAATTCCTATTGGGATAGTCATTGGACTGACACAGATTATTATCTTTGCGACAGCGAGGAAGAATATCAACAAAAGTTAGCAGAATATACCGAGAAGCGTAAGCAGATTGAGAAGAAGTTTAAGGAAAATCCTACAGAACTTAACAAGTATCTTGCATTGTTCTTTCAGCTTAGCAAGGAGCAAAAGGTACATGCCAATGAATATTACTATGCACATGAATGGTGCGGCAAGGAGTTCGATGCTTTCGGTTTCTGCTGGAGTGAGAGGTTGGAGAGAAGCACGCATTACAAGTACTTCTTGAAGCCGGGGTCTGTAACAAATGAAAGCGTAAGTTATGCTGTAGGCAGATTTACAGGATATGGAAGTTAAACTTAATAAGATTGGAGGTAAGTCATGTAGAATTAAGTAAAATCATCGTTAGTCATAGGTCGGGATTTAATAATAACATTTGATATATCATTTTTTGCGGCAGCTCGGAAAGACGGCACCCGACCTTTAATTTTTTAAATAATATGGAAATAGAAGAATTAATAAAAATAGCAGAGTCTGATTCCTGGACTGTCACCGAAGAGGAATACGCAAATGGGAAAGGATTGCTCTTTTCAAGATATTCACCTGCAGGTCAAGACTTTTCTGTATCAACCGGACCATTTGAAAGTGCGGAAGAATTGATCAACTGCATCCACCAGCGTTACGTAGAATATGATGCTGACAGTGAAGCATATTTGTGGTTGGACAACGATGGACATGGAAAGAATGGAGCACCATACCACATGAGGGATGTACTGGAAGATATGGAGGCTTGCGAGAAGATGATTTACGACTTATTTATTTGTTATCGAGACGCTTATGAAAAGAAGTGAATTATTTATGGCTTGTGCCAACGAGTATAGTTACAGATGCAATTCCGATTGTGACAACTGTCAGCTATACCTTCGTTACTTAAAAGAAAAGGAGGATTGATTATGAAAGGGAAAGATATTATCTCGGTCAGCAGTTTTGGCGTACAAACATACTATCCTATCGGACAGAAGCTTAGTATAAACGGGAAAACCTGCGTGGTAGCTGAACGTGGAGATTGTGTTAATTGCGTCGTTTGTGTACCTAACGTTCCACTTCACGATCAAGAAGTTACTTGTGCAAATTTAGCTTGTACTGTTGACGAACGAGAAGATAAAACTAGTGTTCATTTTAAAGTGGTTTAATTATGAATGTATATCTAATTTATAAAGATGATGCCTGGCATACAAATGGAAGCGGCAAATTACTCAGAGTAGCCGATAGCCTTCAGAAATGCTACGCAACAGCCGAGGCTAACGGAGCTTCGGAAGAGCAACTTAGAGATTTGCGCAATATTGGGCAGAGCCAATGTAGTGGTAAAAGCTACGAGTTTAACATTGAAACATGGGAGGTAACATAATATGAAATATGATGTTTGCATTCAGGAAATTCTGAGTAAGACAATAACCGTAGAGGCAGATACAAACACGGATGCTTGCTCTATGATTAGAGAAAAGGTTAAGAATGGTGAGATTGTCCTTTCTGCCGACGATTACACCGGTTGTAGAATTATAACGGCACAGGAAGCGTATGGAAGTGAAGACAACGAAGACTGAGTTCAGAGAATTGCTTAGTGTTTTGGAGAAAGCAGCTGCTTTTATTAATGAAAAAAGCCACAAGGTCTAGAGACTTAGATTTGGCGAGAAGATTAATAAGGGCAAAGGGCTTGCTGGCGAAAAGAAATGGCAGTCTTCAAGGAGAAAGCGGCGATAGTCATTAACGGCATCGTGTATGTAGCGGAACCAATGGATGATTGCGAGGATTGTGCGTTTTGTACGGGCTTGGCACAATGCAGCGTAGATTTCATTTGCATCTCTATGAGAGAAGCATTCCGTAAGGGTTTTAGAGACAAGCCTATAGGTTTCAAAAAATGGAAAGGTTATGAAAGGATCAGAAACATTCAAGAATGTAATCAAGGCATATCTTGACAAGCGTGCAGCAGAGGATGAGTTGTTCGCAAAGGATTACGCCAAGCCTGGCAAGAATATCGATGATTGCTGCGACTTTATTATCTCAGAGGTCAAGAAATCCGGAAGACAGGGGTTTGACGATGATGAGATTTATGGAATTGCAATTCACTATTATAATGAAGAAGAAGTTTCATTCACCAAGAATCAGAATTGTACCATTGTTACAAATCTCTCAGACCAGACCAAGGAGAATCTGGAGAAGAAGGCTGAGGAGGAGTTCAAGCAAGCCAAAATCATGGAGCTCAAAAAGAAGGAGTCCGTAGAGAAGGAACGCTTGAAGAAGAAAGCCGAGGCTCAGAGAAAGAAGGATGCAGAGATTGGGCAGTTGAGTTTGTTTGATTTTTAAATATGTGAGTTATGAAGCCAAGAAATAAGACAGAACGTGAAGTTGTAAAACTCTCTGACAGAATTCCGGAGTTATCAGACAAGCAACGTGAGTGGGCCATCAAGACTTGTATTTCTGAAGATGACGCATACAAATATGGTGACAGATATTCAAGAGGATGCTTCTATTTAGTATGCACATTCAAGGGATGGCAGGTTCTCAGGTACTTCCAGGTAAGAGTGAAGTTCCGGTTCCACAAGATGGTTAAGGAGAAGATTTACTTCAAGGAGTGTATGCAGCAATGGTTAAAAGACGGGGAATATGTTTTTCTTGCCAAGCAGAGAACTAGCGGATATATTGTAGATGCTTTTTCTGCTTTCGGAAAGTTGGAAGTAAGAACGCATACTGTGTGGAGTAGCTTGGGTGATCCTCGTGATATTGGATTCGATGGAGTATATTACGCTTCAGTCCAAGGCAAGTATAAATATGCTCTCAGAGACTTCAGGAAAAAGATTCCGTGTGACGAAATCTTTCGTTCCGTCAATGCAAACACATATAATGAAACCCTCATGAGACGTGATGTTGAAATGTGGAAGATGTGTAAGTATCACGAAGCCGTATTCGACAGAGTAAAAATGTCTGCTGTCAAGATTGCAATCAGGCATGGAAAGGCTGATTACATTTACGATAGTCTGTGGTGGGATATGCTCGACAGTATCGTATATCTCAAAAAGGATGTACGAAACCCATCTATAGTTTGTCCGGAGAATCTTCGTGAGGCACACGACAAGTGGTTAAAGTCAGCCGACAACAAGAAAAAGAAGATGGAGGACAGAATGACTAAGCTGCGTTTGATTGCGGAAGAGAAAATGCAACTCAGGTATCTGGAGCAAGCTGCTAAAGCCGAAGAGGAGAATAAGAAAAAGGCAGAAGCAATGGCTAATGTTTATGTTGCCAGAAGAAAACAGTTCTTTGATATAGACATTAAGGAAGGTGCTATAGATATACAGGTTCTTAAGTCCGTTCAGGAGTTTTTCGAAGAGGGTAAGGAAATGGGACACTGTGTTTTCAGAAACGGATATTACGATGTGAATAGAATGCCTAACTGTCTCATACTTTCCGCTAAAGTGAACGGACAGCGTATGGAAACGATTGAGGTTAATCTGGCCGATGTTACCGTAGTACAATGCCAGGGACATAGAAACATAAACTCAGCTTTCCACGATACTATCCTAAAACTCATCAACGACAATCTGTGGCAGATAGAATCTAGGCTTCCGAACAGAGCAAGCAGAACGGCGTAATTTTTAGTATTTTTGGCTAAAAATCTTTCTTGTTATATTTGCATATATCAAATAATTTTCGTACCTTTGCGTATAAGAAGAGCCTATTTTGTGGTGTTTTAGGCTATCAAACATGCATATATTCATATTTTTATGTTAAAATATAGTTAATTTTGGATTTTAAGTATTTAATCATCAAATATTTTATTTAAATTTGCAGCAATGGAATACGATTACAGTAAGCTCAGAGAGTACATCAAGCGTTGTAAATGGCAATGGGCCACTTCGATGATAGACGTTCCTCATGAGTACATTCACAGAGACAAGTGCGCATTGACAAATGATGAGTTCTATTATTTTGTCAGTGCACAGAGAGAAAATGGAATCCATGAAAGATGGGGGAAGTATAATTTCCCTTACCTTTACATTGACGGTTATAAGTATTGGACGATGGGGGACCCATTCGAGACTACTTGGATTTTGAACAGACAGAAGGTTTTCAACGAGTTCGATTTCCTCGAGTGGCCAATACCGCGAATCTATTCGAACCAGGAGATGGACGTGATGGCAAAATCTATCATGTTCACATTCAAGGACAGAAGATTTTTCGAGGCAGGCATCGGAAACGGAGACTTCGTCGCCTACACCAAGATAAAGCCGGAAATGTATTATGGAGTTGATCCTAGCAAGAAAGCAATCAAGCAGTTCAGGGAGAAGACCACAGGGTTCTTCCGCAGATGTTCTACTATTTCTTTTGAGGAGGCGATAAAGAAATGGATGTCGGCAGACAGCGTTGTGGTTGCTCTTTTCGGTACCGCTTCCTACTTCATGCCTCAGTATCTCCGTAAACTGGGCGAGAGTGGTCTGGATTATTGCCTTATGTTCTACAAGGATGATTTCGTCCCTGCAGAGTTTGAGGAAATGCACCATTTCACCTACGACAGAATGCAGCTGAAATCAATGTTCCCGAATTGTAACATATACAATCACAAGAATTTCATAACCATTTCAAGTAAAAAAATCATCTGGCAACAGACGACATTAGAAAATGAAATATTCCCAGTATGATAAAATAGCAAGTAAGTACGACACTTTGTTTCGTGATGAAATGAGTCTCGTTGAGAATCGCGAGGTGGGGGAAAAGCTCCCACCTCTCAGCGGTTCAATTCTAGACATCGGATGCGGAACCGGCTTACTTACAGAGATTGCAGAAATCGACCCGCAGGAATACTTAGGAGTTGATCCTAGTAAAGGAATGTTGGAGCAGTTCATTAACAAACACCCTGAATATAAGGAAAGGGTTGTCTGTGAGCCTTTCGACGGTAAAAACCTGGACTGCAAGAATTTTGATAACATTGTAGCTTTGTTCGGCTCTCCGTCTTATCTTTCGCGGTATGCTGTTCTTTCAATATCACGGTGTAAAGCCCGAAAGTTCTTGATGTTTTACAAGGAGACGTATCACCCCGTCACTTACGAGAAATGCGATGTAGAATTTAGGCATTTCTTCTATTCCAAGAAGGTCTTATGCAGTCTTTTCGGTGAAGAAAACGTATCAGAGTATCACAATTATTTAATAGTAAATTGCGTATGACATCACAGAAAGGTTTGCGTTATGATGGCAGTATTGATAAATACCCCATCACAGAAGGCGAGATTTACAGTTTAGGCAATGGTAGCAAGATTACCATTGCCGATATTACTTTGGGGCTTCCTGAGTTTTCAAAGAATGCCGACTGCGTATTCATCGACCCAGCAGGAAGTAAAGGAGTCCTCAAAGCGTATTACACCAAGGCAGAGAAGCAATGTCCAGTTGACGATTTTGATGAGTTCGTTGCCCACATCAAGAGGTGCATCGAGCAGATTAATCCGGACAGACTATTCGTCGAGTGCTTCTACAGAAATAAGAAGCAGTTGGTCCCTATGGTAGAATCGTTATTCCCTCATGTAAAAATCTACGAGAACACTTATTATCACAAGCCAGATTGCAAGTGCTGGATTATCCAAGGCACCAAGCAGGCAGAAGACTGGGGACTCCAGGGAATGGATGAATGGGATGCGGTGTTCAAGATTTGTAAGGATGTTCCGTTCAGCTCTATCACAGACTTCTTCATGGGTCAAGGACTTGTTGCCCAAGCAGCCTATGCCGCAGGTAAGGTTTTCTATGGTAGCGATATGAACAGAAACCGTTTGGCAGTAGCCATAAGCAAGGTTGCCAAGCGAGGTGGAGAATGGACAGTAACTAAATAATTACGCATATGATTAAACTCTCTCAGATTATCATCCTCAATGTTCCGAAGCGAGAACGTGAGGGCAAATACCTTAAGAAGTTGATAGAGACCAGCACGAAGCCTTATGGTATTCCTGTCAGTATCTCTATGGACCGAGGTAAGGGTCTTTGGGATAATTATTCCCAAGCGTTGACGCAAGAGGTAGCGGAAGGAACCCATCGCATGGTTATCCACGATGACATTACCTTTGACCGCAACATTCTTGCCAAGATTTTACATATTCTCTCTTTTGCTCCCGAAAACAATGTTATCAGTTTCTATAATCCAACAAATGGTGACTATACTGATTGTTACGAAAAAGGCAAGCACGTTATTTCTACAAAGACTAATTTCTGGTTGCAGGCTAGCGTATATCCAAATGACTTAGCCAAGGACTTTGTTGAAACTTCAAACAAGATGACGGATGATCAGACACGTTATGATGATTCGCGCCTTAAGGCATACCTTCAGGCAAATGGTATCGACCTTTACGCTATCGTTCCCGGTCTGGTTCAGCATTTCGGTGCATACAGAAGCACGTTCAACAATCCAGGCGCCGTAGGTGGCATTCCTCGAAACAGCAAGACCTACGACAACCAGTTTGATGTAGAGTCTGTAGATTGGGAGAGTGAGTTCAAGAATCCTTATTTGGCTAAGTCAAGCAAGGATTGGGTTAAGGAAATCGTAAACAAGGAATTTCTCGATGAATACAAAAAACTCTAAGGAAAATCTAGCCTTGAAATTGGCGAAGGACAATATCGAGGTTGAGCAGGTGAAGCCGCTGCATATTGAATACGTCAAGGTTGATGACATTTATCCGAATGACTATAACCCTAATACGCATGATGCAGACAGTTTTGACCTTCTCATCAAATCGTTGCTCTATTTCGGATTTACTCAGCCTATCGTTGTCAACCGCTCGACGATGCAGATTGTGGACGGAGAGAACAGATACCGCGCCGCTTGCGTCATCGGATATGAAATGGTTCCTGTATGCTTTGTTGATTTCGACGAAGAGAAGTTGAGATATGCAACAATCATGCACAATGCCGCTCGCGGCCACAACAACAATGAAATGATGGGCAGGCTTAAGGATTACCTTGACACCCATTTCAGTAATTCCAGCGACAAGGTATTATTAAACAATAGAAATAAGAAATGATATTTTACAGTGACAAAAACGTTTATGAGGCAGCTCTTGAAAGATTCAGATACATCTTTCGGGAGTTTTATGGTAAGCGTAAGATTGTCGTGACGATGTCGGGAGGAAAGGACTCTACCGTGGTTCTCAACCTTGCGCACGAGGTTATGAAGGAGATGGGAATTGAAAAAATTCCCGTCCTCTTCCTAGACCAAGAGGCAGAGACTCCAATGACTATCGAGTACATACGATACATCATGCACTTGCCGTGGGTTGAGCCATATTGGATTCAGTCATACTTCCAGGAATGGAATGCCTCAAAGGGAGAATGGTTCAATGTATGGGGGCCTGGAGAAAAATGGATTCGTGAGAAGGAACCAGATTCTTATGGCGATTTGGAAATCCCTCACAATCAGTATTTCTCCAAGACCCTCGACCAGGTACACAGAATGCTCTTCGGAAAAGACTACCTAACTTTGGGCGGTGTCCGTATCGAGGAATCGCCGGCACGTTTGTCGGGTCTTACTAGAGGCGAGTGTCTTCCAGGTATTACGTGGGGAGGTGGTGGCGGATATTATAAAGACGGCACACCGAGAAGTCTGGTACTCTACCCTATTTGGGATTGGAAGGTTTATGATGTATGGTATTACATCTTCAGCAACAAGCTTCCGTACTGCAAGCTCTATAACTATCAGTTCACGCAGAAGCCACTCAGAGCGTGCCGAGTAAGTTCCCTCATCCATGAGCAGGCTATCCACGACTTAGGCTTCATCAAGGAGGTTGATCCATGGTTCTACGACAAGCTGGTGCGAAGAGTGGCAAACGTCAACACGTCTGTACACGTCTTTAACGAAGTGGCAACATACTGCTACAACTTGCCACCTTATTTCAAGGATTGGGATGAATACGTTGATTATCTCGCAGACAATCTTTGTGAAGACAAGAAGAATGCAGAGACTATCAAGAAAGGCTACCGTTCCGCCAAGAAGAGAAATGTAGCTAAAGCCGGTCATTGCCAGGAGTGCATTGATTACGTAATACATCAGATTGGTTATACCAGCGCTGTCTGCGTCATTGCGGAAGATTTCGGAATGAAGCGCATTCAGAGCGTAGAGCGTTCTTTGCGTCAGTATTTGAGCGACAATTATGTTAAAATAGAAAAAGCTAATAAGGAATATGAATCTTCAAGAGAACATCAAGAAGGAGTTTGATGCTGCCAAGGATAAGGTGCAGTTTTTGAACGACCTCAGAAAGTATATCAGTTCCTTATCTCCGGAGAAAGTCAACCCTGTAGATTGCGTGCTTTGGGTTGACAAGGATATGGTTGTAGCAAACAACTACAACCCTAACCATGTGGCAGATAAGGAAATGCGTCTTCTCTATACATCCGTGAGGGAAGACGGTTACACAATGCCTATCGTTACCATTTGGGACGAGAAGTTGCAGAAGTATGTAATCATCGACGGTTTCCACAGAAACCTCGTTATTCGCAAGTTTGCGGACATCAATGAGCGATGTGGTGGAAAGCTGCCTATCGTAGTTCTAGACAAGGACATCGACCAGCGTATGGCATCAACCGTAAGACACAATCGTGCCCGTGGAAGTCACTCTGTCGATGGAATGGTAAACATCGTTTTCAATATGCTCAGAGATGGTGTTTCTGAGCGTGAGATTTGCGAAAAGGTAGGTCTGGAGCAGAAAGAGCTTGTAAAGCTTAAGTATGTTACCGGTTTCGCCAAGATTTTCAAGAGCTATAAGTATAATGCGGCTATCGAAAAGGTTGTCGACGAGAGACGCGTAGCAAGAGAGACAGCCAAGAAGAAGGAGGATAAGAAATGAATGTAAAGGTAGTTAAACTCAGTGAAATCTTTCCTTACTATGACAACCCTCGTGACAATACGAATGCGGTTGAACCTACCAAGGAAAGTATCAAGCGTTTTGGATTCGTTAAGCCTATCCTCGTTGATAAGGCAGGTGTAATCATTTGCGGTCATACAAGATACGTGGCCTCTTACCAGTTGGGTATAGAGTTCGTTCCTGTCGTTTACTCGGATATGGATGATGAAATGGCAAAGAAGTACCGCATCCTTGATAACAAGCTGGCAGAGAAATCTTACTTTGATGAAGACCAGCTTTTGGAGGAATTGCGCAGCATGGGGGTTCCTGCCGATATGCAGGCATTCTTCTTTGAGGACATCAACCATATGCTCAACTTCTCATTCGACAGCATCAATCAGCAGGCAGAAGAGTATGGTGGCTTCCAGGATGACTATTCTCAGGTTGAAGAGGAGAACTTCGAGGCTCCATCAAATGAAGAGGCTGGCGAAAGCGAGGAATCTCATTCGGATGAGGAGGAAGACCCTGCCAAGGATTTGTTCGTTCTCAAAGAGCGTGAGGATGGTTCACATTATATGAAGGTCGTTTGCCCATATTGCGGAAATATGGAAACAATAGAAATTGAGGATTAACAGGTATGGAAGAGATTAAGATTAATGACAAGGTAATTGAGTTACCTATTGACAGTATCGTGCCTCATGACGGTTCGCATAAGACTGACGAGACGGCGGTACAGGCAATCATGCAGTCTATCAAGGATTTCGGTATCACTCAGCCTATTTCCGTTGATAAGAACAACGTGATTGTAACAGGTAACGGTGTGTATAAGGCAGCTAAGGCATTGGGAATGGATAAGGTTCCATGCATTCGTATTGATTATCTGACTGACGAGCAGATTAAGCAGTATAGAATCGCTGATGACAAGACGTCCGAGTTTGCCACTTGGAACGAGAAGAAGCTTCGCAAGGAACTCTCCTATCTCGGTGATCCTAACAGCATTCAGTTTGCTTTCGATGAGAGCATTGCCGGTATGCTTGGACTCAACGCTAAGCCAAAGGAACAGAAACCTGCGGCCGCACCTTCCAAGGCTGAGACTAACCATACGGCTAAGAAGGTCGTAACGGAAGCCCAGAAGGACCAGAAGTTCAAGGAGGAAATGAAGGGCGTTGAGGAGAATATCCAGGTCAAGCCTTCTGAGTATTATGAGTATAATTGTTCCGCTTGCGGTAAACTGGTAAAAGTTAAGAAGCCATGACAGATGAATCATCACAGCCGAAAGTAAAGTCTTTCGTACATAGAATCCCCAATCCTGTTGGAAGACCATACAAGATTAAGTCTTCTCAGGAATTATGGGAAAAGTTTGTAGCTTACTGTGATGATGTTGAAAACGACCCTTGGCAGCAAAAGACTGGTAGCAATTCCATTGCAGGCGGCAGCGGCAAATCCACAAATTCCATGAGACAAGAGGTAAGGGTTTTCAGAAGAGCCTATACCCTTGTCGGATTTTGTGCTTTCTGTGGCATCGTTCAGAAATGGGCGGATTTCAAGAGAGGTAATCTTAAGAGACCAGGCTTTGAGCAGGTGATAACACAGATTGAGAATGTCGTGATGGCCCAGCAGATTGATGGTGCCATGCTTCATCAGTTTGATTCCAGCATTGTTGCAAGGCTCAACGGATTGGCAGACAAGCATATTCAAGAAGTAACTGGCAAGGATGGCGAGGACTTCAAGTTCCCTAAACTGTCCTTGGATGATATTAAAGAATTACAGAAGATAAATGGACTTTGAGAAACAACGTTTTCTTCATAAGCAGTTAGTGGCATCGTCCCTGCTGCAATTCACTACTAAGATGTTCGCCTATACTGCTCGACGTGAGTATGTAATAGGCGAACATCACAGGATTATATGTGATGCGCTCATGGATGTGATAAGGGGAAAGACGAATAAGCTGATTATCAATATCAGCCCTCGTTACGGAAAGACCCTCTTGTGTTCACAGATGTTTATCGCATATGGTCTTGCGCTGAACCCTGCTTCAAAGTTTCTGCATATATCTTATTCCGGAAGTCTCGTCCAGGACAACTCAATGGCAGTCAAGGACACGATAACTTCCACATATTTTCAAACACTATTCCCGAATGTCAAAATCAGAAAGAACGATAACACCAGATCAAAATGGAGCACAACGGCAGGTGGTGGTGAGTATGCTACATCTACCTTGGGTCAGATCACAGGTTTTGGTGCAGGTCAGCCAGACTGGACCGAAGAAGACATAAAGAACATGGATAAGTTCATGGCTACGTTCAACCCCGGTCATTTTTCGGGAGCCATAGTTATCGATGACCCTTTACGACCGGACGATGCTTTGTCTGATAACGTCAGAGAGTCTATCAACAGACGTTTCGAGACAACCATCCGTAACCGTGTAAACTCGCGTCACACGCCAATTATCATCGTCATGCAGAGATTGCACGAGCACGATTTGTGCGGTTATCTCCAAGAGATTGAGCCGAATGAGTGGAAAGTTGTCTCCCTCCCGGTAATACAGACAGACGAGGACGGAAAGGAACGAGCCTTGTGGCCGTGGAAGCATACGCTGGAGGAGCTGTACAAAATCAAGCATGCCAGCGAGTTCGTATTCGAGACACAGTACATGCAGAACCCTACCCCTATGGAAGGTCTTATGTACCATGCCTTCAGAACATACGATGAGCTTCCGAACAGAAGGTATGCAAGAATGATTGGAAACTACACCGACTCGGCAGATACTGGTTTCGACTTCCTTTGCTCTATATGCTTCGATGCACATGATGACGGTTACTATGTTACTGATGTTCTATACACCAAGCGACCGATGGAATACACGGAACCAGCGCAAGCCAATATGGTTAAGCGCAATCAGACAGATGTCTGCTTCGTCGAGAGTAACAACGGTGGACGCTCTTATGCCCGCAATGTCGAGCGCATAACAAGGGAACACGGAAACAGAATCACCCAGTTCGTAACGTTCACGCAATCGAAGAACAAACAGATCAGAATCTTCACTCGCTCCAGCGAGGTAAACAATAAACTAGTCTTCCCTTCTAATTGGGAACAGTTGTGGCCGGAGTTCGCCCACGATATGAAATCCTACAGAAAGGAAGGATATAACGCCCACGATGATGCACCGGACGCTTGTACGGGCATCATAGAGAAGTGCGAGGAGTGGCTTAACAATGCTACCGATGCACAGCTCAGACGTGGCGGTTTCTTGTAATTTTCTTTTTCATTATGTTAACTAGGCGTTTGCTCGCGAGAGTAGGCGCCTTAACTATTTGAATATCAGCCTATTATAATTTAGTATTTTTAACTAAAATAATCATCAGTATATTTGCATATATCAGAAAATTTTCGTACCTTTGCATATAGATAAAAGGTAGTACTTTTGACTATTCAGAGCCTACCTTACAAGTTGAACCAATTAAAATTATAAAGATTATGAAGAATTTAGTTTACGCTCGCTTCGAGAGAATGACAGTTAATGAAGTTTCAGAGCTTATGAGAATAGCATCTGAAAAGATGGCAATCAAGGTGTCTTCAGCTACACCTACATTGTTCCGAGTTTCAGCATATGGCATCTTTGATGGAGATGCAGAGGACTGGGGCTTCGAGAGTGCAGATTGCGGATTGTTCCAGGGAGAAGAGGAATTCGAGGCAACCAAGAAGTTGTACGAGACTAAAATTGCATACCCTGTTGATGATTAGCAGGCAAACCAATCGTTGAACCAATTAAAAATAAAGATTATGGGTACTTTGTTAGTTACATTCTACAAGGAAGTGTTTCACGGTATGGATGACAAGACCTTAGAAAAGGTTGAGTTCGAACATAAGAAGGACGCGAGCAAGAGTGATTATGAGAACATGACAGACGCTTACGACATTGCGGTAAGCAGAGGCCACAACCCTAATAAGAACATTTCAATAAAGGAGGTTTAGTTATGAAACAGTTACTTGAAAAAGAGAATGTAAAGTATGGAAGAGTTTACATTTCTAAGTTTGCTCTCATCTATTCATTCAAGAAGAATGGTGAGAGATACGCAAAACCTACAGAGTATTTGGCTTTCGGAAACGAAAAGTCACAGGACGATGTTCTTGCTCGCTTGCAGAAGAACAATCCTACACAGAAGTTTGAAATCGCTTAATATAGGAGGAACTGTTATGAGTGGTCTTTTTGAAACAAAATTTCTTAAATACAAGAAGCACATTATCCAGGTTTTTGAGGATATGTTCGGTCAGAGATACGTCTATATCGACGGCAAGACGCAGACTTATTCTATTAACAATGCAAAGAGAATGATTAGCCTATGTTGTCAACAGTAATATTCACGGATGGCGTCCAGAAGAATGTGGAGCCATCCAACGGAACGGATTTCTCATTGGAGGAGTTGAGAGGATTTGTTGGTGGACACATCGAGTTGGTCCGACTCAGCAAGTCGCAGGTGATGGTAGTTAATGAGGAAGGCAAGGTTTACGATCTTCCTCAGAACGAGAACGCCACGATGCTTGTGAATATTGCAGGTATCAGAGACGTAATAGTAGGTAATGTATTAGTTTGTGACATTAATAAAATCAAATAATATGGATAAGAATGAATTGATGTTGTTTCTTGTAGAAGATGCTGGGTATAGTGAGCAACAAGTAGCCAATATGACAAACACAGAGCTGATGAACCATTGGCTGTATTATTACGGAATTTGTGGATGGACGGACGACATCAAGGATGTTGTATGTGCCGCCTTTGGAGTAAATTTGGAGGACTAACCATGTACAAAGAGAATATAGGAACTGACAGATATGGGCGCACGATGCGCCTATATCACTCCTGCAACACGGTCTATTGCGACCATGTCAAGAACGACAAGGTTGTCAGGACAAATCAGATTAAGGTAGATAACGACATCATCTTAATGTTCAGTGCTTTGCATACGAGCGGAGCCTACATTTACGATGAGATTCATAGAAGATACGGGAAATGGCTATAAAAAAGATTATCACCATTGAAGTAGAAAGCTCTAGTGTAGAGTGCTATAGTAGCTTCTATACGGACCTGGAGTCTTTCGTCACGCACAGAGTGAATGGTACTCCATTGAGAATTAAAATAACCTCAGATATTAAGTAGCGTATGAAACCAATGCTTGCAACAAGATATTATCCGTCACAGACGAAATTTCCTTGCTTCGTCCAGCCTAAGTATGACGGAGTTCGCTGCGTCCTTCATGAAGGAAAAGACGGCGAGGTTCACCTCACATCGAGAGGTGGCAAGGAATATGATGTTCCTCAAATTAAGGCTTGGGGAGAGAAACACCGTGGTATGCTTCCTTTGGATGGGGAGATATACAACCACCAGGAATTGACCTTCCAGCAGATATGTTCTGCCGTCAAGTGCCGTTCTGCTATGACCGACAAGCTACGTATGGTTATCTACGATGCACAGATTCCGGGATGCTTTTCTGTCAGATGGAAAGCCTTACAGGAAACATTTTCTTCCGTTAACCCTAACGAACCTGTGTACCTTACACAGACTTTCGTTGCCCATTCAGAGAAAGACATCAAGCGATGGCATAAGATATTTGTTTCTACGGGTTACGAGGGTGCCATTATCAGAAACGTAGATGGAATATACACCGAAGGTAGAAGCAATGATCTTATGAAGCTGAAATCGTTCGACACAACGGAGTTTAAGGTGATTGACGTATTGGAAGCGGAGGGCAATGATGCAGGTACCGCTATATTCAAACTGAAGTGTGGAGAGTACGAGTTCTGTGCCCGCCCAGTAGGTTCAAAGTCACTCAGAGCCCAATATTTAGCCGACAAGGAAGAGTTGATAGGTATGGCGGCGACTGTTCAGCATCAAGGGTATTCTGACGCTGGAGTTCCAAGATTTCCAGTATTGTTGAACATTAGGGATTACGAGTAATGGCAGCATTAAATATTAACGAGTATTACGGCTGCTTCTCTTGCGAGGCTGCTGACGAGCACGGAAATGGTTGCAGGTACGGTCTGCTGTTCCCGGTACTGCTTGTGATGGGAAACAAGAAAAGCTGCCCAAACTATAAATTCAAGAACAAATAACTATGGAAGTAAAGGTTAAGATTAAGAGAAATTACAAGCCAAAGTCAACTCTTGCGGTTCTCATTAACTATAAGAGATGGCTGCAGAGATTGGTAAAATTCATATACCCGGATGATTGGGATATCCACAAGCTCGATTTGCACATCAATTCACACAGCGAGTTCAATGTAATAAATGTGCGTTTTTCAGAGGACATCAGCATGATGCGTATGAAAGATAATCTGGAGAAAATCAAGAAGCTTGGCTATCGCGTTATTAGCTTGACACAGACGTATGGGTACATCTTAAGAAAGGATGGTAAGTTCCTGTCGTATAGTCTTGCTAGATACTCCTATGAGGGAGGTATCAACTTTACCTATAATTACAAGCCGTCGAGAAGCCAGGGAATGGGTTCCGTCCAGGGAGACTATGATTTCGGATATCACGAGTTCTCCAATGAAATGATTGACAAGATGATGGATCACCCGAAGCTTTACGGTAAGGTCGAGCACTACAAAGACTTCAATGAGTACCGCCAGCTGAATGCAGGGCGAGAAAAGGCACTCAAAAATATTAGCTGATTTTTTTGGTTCAACACAATAAAGTACCATATGATGCGTTATTAATCTGATAGACGGATTATTAACTAAAGCTTAGCTACCGGCATGACGGGCGCATCATATGGGAATATTTATCTTTATTTTCATACTTATATTTGTCGCAGCAATCATTCAAGTATGTTGGAAGAGCAACCAAACAAAAAATCAAGGGAAGGAACTTGAAGAAATAATCAATTCGGTATCAGACTTTACACCTACAAAGAAAGTCATTGGTATAAACAATCAATTTGTCTTTATGATCGATAATAATAGAAAGAAGATTTTCTATTCAAATCATATCACACAAAAGACCATTTCTTATAATGACATTATTAAGGTAGAGGTGATAGATAACGGAAAGACGATTCATCAGAAATCAACAATTCGCACTATTGGTGGAGCCATCGTCGGTGGAGCTGTTGCTGGAAGTGCAGGAGCTATAGTCGGAGGCTTATCCGGTGGAAGCAAGCAAGCTTCTGTTGTATCTCTGGTTCAAGTTAAAATTTTGCTTAGAGATGTAAATTCTCCTTCATTACTCATAAACACTTTCAACGCAAGAAATATGACTGTAGAAGGAAAGCCTATCAAGAATAACGGAACTGAAGGCTATATCTATAGGAATGGACTTAAAATTGCACAGGAAATTGCAGATATCGTAAACGTAATCATTGATGAGGTTGATAGATGCGGTGGTAACGTTCAGCCAACAGAAATCAATTTCGAGCAGCCACGAGAGGACGATTTGGACTCTGTGCTGAGAGAGATGGTACAATCGAAAAAAGTTATTCAAGCTGTTAAGTTATATATGGATGAGAAGGGCGTTGGATTAGCTGAAGCCAAGAAACATATAGATAACTTATAACCAGTTGATTTGTAGAGAATTAAATTCATAATTTGGTTAAAAGATTAGGTTTTTCCAAAATAAAAATATTACCTTTGCAGCGGTAATGGAGAAAGAAAAGGATTGGACTATCCACCATATGGAATACCCAATCCTTCTTTATTATTTAGAAAGTTTCATTTTATTCTTTAGTTTCACTATATAAAAATCTTGTTCCAAATTATTTTTCCACTTGACTATTTCACTTACAAAATATTCATTATCTTTAGAACATAAGATTTCCCTTTCGTTTGGATGAATAGAAATATGAGCAATACTTGTTCCCAGTTGGGCATCATCAGTTTCGAAGATAATCCGCAAAGGAGTTTTAGGATTAGGGAAAGTATATCCCTCGGCCACAGCCTTGCTTGTACTCCAACTAGAAATTCCATTCATATTTAAAGTAGTACCATTTTTGCTCTTTTCATACAATTCATCTAAGTAGCCTTCAGAGGCATGCATTCCTCGATACGTTGTTCCGCCATTCCATTTAGGGGACTTAGTGATGAACTCCTCACAAGCATCGACCCTCTCCTTCCATTCTTTTACGCTGTGCCGCAAATCCCAGACGTCAGTACCTCCCATTTGAACGGTTCTCATATCTTGGTACGCTCCGAACGAGAAGTCTCTGATGCTTTCATACATGAAGTCTGCTTTTTCCGCCGAGACCCCTGTTTGTTTCATGATTTCATCAACGGCCTCTTTTTTATCCATTCTCTCATATTCGCTTTTTTGTTGTTTATTGTTTCCAGGCATCAGTTTTTCTTCTTCTACCTTTTCATTAAAATATTTCTTGTTTTTAGAGTAGAAAACAGGTTTGTTCTCTGCTATCTTTTGTTTATTGTCATCTACCCAAGCCTTAAAATTATGTGGAACATCAATCTGTTTATCATTTCTTTTTTTCGCCCAAAACTCTTCCTCACTCATGATCACAGGGATAGCATAGCACATGCAATTCACGTGCCATCCGGTCCAATAGAAATCACTAGGATAGACACCTGCAAGCAAATCACACATATCGTGCTTATGACTTGGGTTGTTGGTAGTCTTTATTTCCTTGCCTTTAATGTAGTCCATCCTAGCCCATCGTTCCTGTTCAGCAGACCGGTAGGCCATGTTTATCTCATTACGTGCCAGACGCACGCTTCTGTACTCGCAGTTCTGAATGGTTATGGCTTTGCCGTATTTCTTCTTATAGTCTTTGGCAAGTGATGGATAATCATTAAGGTACTTACTGACCTTCTTACTGAGTTTAACAGCACTCATTCCCTTCTCTATGCCGACAGATAGAGCTTTCTCCAGAGCCTCCTTTACATCAGCTCTCTGGTTCCATATTCTTTCTGAAAGACCGAGGCCTTTTATCTTTCTCTCTATGAAAGCCTTCTTTGCCGCGTTGTTGTGCTCAAAGTAAGCTTTCTGCTTTGCGTCCGCTATCTTCCTGGTAAAGGTGCCGATTACCCTCTTGGCAAGTAGGTCCTGCAGCGTGTTACTGTTCTTCCATTCGTCCGATATGCCATTATAGACCAATGCCTGCATATTGTTTGAATAGTAATCCAGCAAGGCGTTCACCTTCTTTTCTGTTCTAGGGTAATCATCAAAAGAGAACTCGCCATCCCCATCGAAGTCGGTGGAGGTGGCGATTTTAGCGGACTCCTTGGCAAGAGTCTCATAGATGGAAATGATTTTCCGGGTATAAGTATTCAGTCTCTTGCCAAGGTCTTTATATGCCTTTTTCTGATTAGGCAGTTTTGGCTTTTTCATACAATTTCATTTTAAAGTGTTTGCAGCAATCCCAGTTGAGAAGAACGCTCCATTCTTGATATGGGCATTTGGCGAGTATAGGCTGTCCTTTAAGGTTCATACTATGAAAATCAGTAGCATGAGCACATTCGCGGCAGAAATGCTGCACTTTATCTTCCTTCTTCTTTCTCATAGCTATTCCTCCGAGAATAAGTTAGGCATAGTAGCTGCTGTTCTTGTAGCCTCTGCTTCCTCTTCTCCTTGAATCTCGTTGAAAGTCTTGTCTGGATCATCGGAAAGACCAGCACGCTGAATAGATTCCTTCTGGCTGACGAGAGCCTTATTGCCGTTAGCCTTAAGCCATTTGTCAATCTGAGTATTCTCATCCTCCTGGATGAATGGAGTGATAATGTGATCTACAGTAATCTCATCCATTCTAGCTGCCCACTTCGTGTTCATCTTGGAAAGGAACGCCTTTATGACGTTGGCCTCTCTCTCGAAGCCTTCAATCCATGCACCTTTCTCCTCTCCTATCTTAAGATGGGCATCCATGAGAAGTGTCTTTCTTGAATCGTAGCCGATATTGCCAAGGCTCTTCATATTTTCGAAACTGATGTCCGGCATCTGGGACTGCATGAAGTAAAGCTTGACGAGAGTGTCAACGTGATACTTAAGAGCCTCGATAGCCTGCTGCCAAGATACGTAGCTAACATCGCCGTCTTCGCTGACTCTATACACCCTCTTGCTTTCTCCCTTCCGCTCCATTCCAACGATGGCACCGGCAATCTTCAAGACAGGAGCGGAATTGTATGCCACAACATCGCTGTTTCGGGAAATTGTGTACTCGATATTCTCACGGATAGGTGTCAATCCTTCCCAGCACGGCTTGTGACGGTACCAGAACACGGCAGGAATCTTGTCGATAGAAATCTCATTTTCATCCACCAGATTCCATCCGGACTCTTCATCGTCTGAAGACAGGTCCCACTTGTAATGATGGTCTGCGGTATAGGTCTCGAAGAAGGTATGCTCTGTGTCAGTAACCTTACGCTTATACTCGAATGACAGAGCAAGCAAGTCGTCATACTCATCAAAATAAGGATAGATGTCAACTCCGTCCATTGGAGAGAATGTCTTGCATTTCAGTTTGTACTGACTGTCGAAGCCGTAGAGCTTGTTGGGCTTCTTCTGCGTGTACCAAAGTGTGAACATCTGACAAGAGGCGTAATAGCACTTTGCTCTGTGCATGTTCACGGCATCAATGTGTGCACAGGTGTAGATTTTCTCGATGGCACGCACAATCGACTTCAGTTCCTCGTCTTTCTGATCATACGTATATACACGCTTGACCGGTATAGCCATTGTAAATTCAGAGATTCTTCGTGTAAGAAGCTTCTCCAATCCGATAGGCAATCTAGCTGCCTTTTCTACTATTCCGTCATCAAGCGTTCTGTCCTGTCTGCCTACGTGGTCTTTTACGATTTCATGGAGCATAGGCTCATACTCAGACAACAGGGTACTCCAAAGTGGAATATCCAACACGCGTTGTTTCAGCTCTCCTATGATGCTGCCAACGTCATTTCTTTTAAAAAGTTCATTAAAATCTATCATAATCTTCGAAGTTTTGATTTAGCAAAATTACGGATATATTCGCATATATTTAATAGTTTCAGTATTTTTAACTAAAATAATCATTAGTATATTTGCATATATCAGAAAATTTTCGTACCTTTGCATATAGATAAAAGGTAGTACTTTTGACTATTCAGAGCCTACCTTATAAGTTGAACCAATTAAAATTATAAAGATTATGAAGAATTTAGTCGAAACAAAGAAGGAAGAGGTTAGAAAGAACATCGAGAACATGTTTGAGTCAGCCACAAAGAAGATAAAGGGCATTATTTCTGTTTGCCCTGATTGGGAGGTAGAGGGTATTGACTTAGGCTATAAGTCACTTATCGTCCACTTGAACTTGAAAGGAGTCGAAAGAGACAGAGACTTGGTGATTCGCTATCAAGCTAAAGTTGGTAATTTCCAGGAAGAGTCTTTCAATACCAATGTGGCATGCTGCGGAAGCTTTGACCTTCTGAATGCAAACGACAACCTTAAGTACTACGCAGCGGTTGGCGACATTCTCAACCATAAAGATATGCTTTCACTTTTGAAAGATACTATGGTCCACTTCACAAATAAATTCATTGAGTTACGTAAAGAGTATGATGAATTAGACAAGGAGGATTAGTTATGACAAAGCAAGAAGAAATCGATATTCTACAGTCCTTGAAGGGTGACACTTATTTCGCTCAGTTCTTCGGAAGCAAGGACATTGATCAGATGTGTCAGAACATCAGTAACGACTTCGCCATTGAGGGTGGATGCGGATTTATTCAGAAAGCAGAAGCTTTAGAGCGAATCAACGCAGACCTCAAAAAGGAGTTTCAGCAGAAAATCCATGATTTGGGAATGGAAATTATCAAGGTTCTCGACAAGGGATTTGATGAGGATGCCATCTACCAGTTGGTTGAAGGCGAGGTTGGAATTGATGCTATCATCATGTTCAAGCACAAGAATAATATAGAACTTACAGAAAAGGAGATAGATTACTTAGTATCAAAATTATGATAGGGCATTCGTGTATGGATTGTTCTCAACATGGAAGTTGCAACAATCCAAAAGAAGGAAAAGATTTTGTTTGTAACCAGTGGGAATGGAAATACTCAGGAAGCTGGTTTGATAAATAACAACAAAAAATTAAGTTATGAAAAGCGAAAAAGTTACAGCAGACGATTTGAAGGTTACACTCTCAGAGCTGGGAATAACATCTGGTTTGAAGCAGGAAAAGATTATTCAACGCCTGCAGGTCAATGGCTGCTTGATTGCAATGGTAACTGATGTATTGGATCAGCTTATCAAGGATGAACAATCTATGTTCAAGTTGTTAAATGTTCAGTACAAGCAAGAGCAGAAGATGCACTATAATCAGATGCAAGATGCAGCTAAGAAGTACTACTTCCATCTGAAACCCTTTAACAAGAGTTTCTTCGGTGACGAGAACATTTGCGCCAATCTGGAGGATAACGCAAATGACATCTACGACATCATCAAGCTTCTTGCGGACCATACTAACGACCACAAGGATATGGAAGTGATTAAGAGAAACCTCAGAAAGAGGAAGTTGAACCATCATATATTCGATTAAGATTATGAAAGAATTGTATTATTTAGTACACTGGCCAGAAAGTCAAGAACTTATAGAAATTGAAGGTTTTGAAGAACACTCTTCTTTAGCTATAGATGAAGGTGCTTGTTACTTCGTAGAAAAGGATTGGTACGATGATATGTTCATAAATGAGCAGAAGAATTTCTTAGTTGACGAGTTCTGTTCCTTACCTATAGATAAGATGGTAGAAGTAGTAGGCGAAATGCTGAATAACCTCAATGGCGAACAAGTAGCCAGAGTTATAGAAGACGCTTTTGATAATTTGCATGAGCAAGGTCAAGAGCACGTAATTAACTATGTAAACGGATAAGGATATGATGTTTGTAGAAATGATTACTCGCAGATGTCTGCTTACTTTGGATGGGGGGGCAAAGATTCAAGCTGTTCTCACTATGCCGAAGCCAACAAAGCCCATCTTTCCAAAGGAAATGGAACGTCAGTTTATTAAGGATTTAAATGAATCGCAGCTAAATGCGGTTCACAAGGTTGTTAAGTGTCATATAATGAGAAATTAATATTATGGCTATAGCAAATTTTGAAATTGGAAATAAGGAATTTGAGGTACGTTTCATACGTGAATCAGGTTATCCTCCAACAAAGAATGAACGTGGTTCTTCATTGGTTGAGTATGATGTAACTACATACAAGAATAATCAGCCAATGATGAAGAAATTCAATCAAAAGAAACGAGTTTATTTCGACCTTGAAGGTAATGTTTATAAGAATAAGCAGAGCAACAAGGTGTGGTTCAATTTTTATAAAGCAAGTTGATAGATTATGAAAACAGCAAGACATATTGTAATAGACATAGAAACATTAGGTAGAAGAAATGATGCCGCTATTACTCAAACTGGCATAGTAACAGCAGATGAAAATTTCGATGTATTAGATCGTTATCTGATACAAACAGAACCTAAAGCTTGGAATACTTGTGAAAGAACATTCACTGGAGAAACTTTACTCTGGTGGATTCAGCAAAAGAACAGTCCAGAAAGTAATAAGCCTACTCATATTGTCCATAGCTACAAATATTTAGTAGATAAGCTATATCAAATCTTTAATAGATACAATACAGAAGATACTATAGTGTGGACTAAAGGGGAAATGGACCTATTTTGCATTAAAGATATTTGCGAGTATTTTAATATGGAAGTTCCTTGGAAGTTTTGGCAACCTAGAGACATCAGAACCGCAAAGGAGTTCATAAAAGAGTGGAAGACTTTTGAGAATAATAATCATAACGCTCTCGATGATGCTTTGAACCAGTTGAGAGAGTTAAAAGCTAACTTAATTAAAAGATAGATATGGAAGAAAAGATTAATATAGTGGAAATCCTAAAGGATAAACCGCAAGGGACTAAGTTATATTCTTCCGCTTGTGGTAAATGCAAGTTAGAAGAAGTAGATGATAAAAGTTTCAAAATATCCTTCTATAATTCAAAGTTTGGTTTTATGAATGGTGGAGAAGGGTATCTTGATAAAAATGGAAAATTGTATGATGATGGAGAATGTGTCGTTTTTCCATCAAAGGAAATGCGAGACTGGTCTAAGTTCGCATGGAAGAAGGGGGATATATTGCTTAGTAAAGATAACGACGTGTATATTATCTTTGAAAAGTTTGAAGATGATGCCTACACAAGATTTAAAGGCAAGTATTATCTTTGGAAAAAATTTGATGAAGAAGATTATAGTAAAGAAGAGTCCCAAATGTTAACATCTTTATTTGAGAAAGTCAACGATTATGAAGCTAAGACCTACATCAACACCATCGAGGAACGTTTGGGTGGCAAACTCAATCTTGAAACTTTGGAGATTGAAAAGGCTCAGCCAGAGTTCAAGGATGGAGATATTGTTACCATTACTTTTAATTGGGGAGAAGATATTGTTTATATTTTCAAATCAGAAGATAGTAACAGTTACAGCTATTATGCTTGGCTTAATGGTAGCATTCCTACCATAATCGAAAGTTCTCATCCTAAAAGTGATATTTATACCGTCCGTCTTTCTACAGAACAAGAGAAGCAGAAACTCTTTGAAGCTCTTGCAAAGGAAGGCAAGGCTTGGGATGCTGAGAAGAAAATGATTGTGTACTTAAAGCCAAAGGTTGAGCTGAAACCATTCGATAAGGTACTGGTTAGAGATGGGAAAAATGAGATTTGGGAACCTGCTTTCTTCTTTCGTAATCTGTCACACCTTAATGTATATAACTACCAAACAGTAGGTGGTGAATCGCGAGTTTATTGCATTCCCTTTAATGAGGAGACTGCAAAGCTGATTGGTACAACTGACGATTGGGAAGGATGAAAAGAGATTCGTGGTTGTTACTACACGCAAAGTGGGTCTTAGATTGGATGAGTGATTTAGGAGATTTCTGTAATAATCATCCGTCGGACCGCTATGCTTATAACATTTATTTAATAATGTGTAAATTAATTGGATGGATATGATAGACGATAAGAAAATAGAAGAAGCTGCAAGAACTTATTGCAACAACCGTTATCCTGCTTCACAGGATGCTCCGTTTATAGCAGAGGGGTTTAGACATGGTGCTAAGTGGGCTATCAGCGAGTTCTTGAAGGACTTATGGCATATTGATACTAGTGAAGAGCCAAGAAAGTTCGCAGAAGTCCTTGCAGAAGCAAAAATAACAGAAAGCATTAAAACCTACATTTCTTTCAAGAGAAATGATGCTCTGTTTAAAAATTGGGATGCTTATAGTTCGTGTGCTAATATTACTCGTTGGCTTTATATTGATGATTTATTTCCAAAGGAAGGAGGTGAGCAATGAAAGAACTTAAAGTTGGAGAAAGAGTAACCATTACTCTTGAAGTAGTTGAACATAGCACTTGTGAAGGATGCTTCTTCAATGTAGCTGGCTATTGTGGCGCAGCTCAACTGGGATTGGATTGTGTTCCTAAATATCGTTCAGACAAAAAGAGTGTAATCTTTAAAGAAGTTAAGGAGTAAAGGTATGAGCTACGAATCAAGAAGCAGATGTAATGAAAGACAGATTACACCTTGTGGAATTTGTCCTTTGATGTTCAAGTGTCCTTATGATGAAGATAAGGATAAGTTTAATCATTTTAAAAAGTAAAGCTATGAATGAGATAGAGAAAATATGTAAGGAAATTCAATGCCCACACTTTATTGTATGGAACTTCGGATATGGTGATTGTATATCTTGTAAGCTGCAAGGGAAAGCTACGATATAGAGTCTGTAGCCGATGATTGTCCTTACAAGGATAAGTTCAATAAACTTAAAAAGTAAAGCGTATGAAACAGAAGTTAAAAATGATATGGCGAATCCTTCGTGACAGACAGGTTGTAGTAATAACCGAAAGTTACGGAAGACTATATTATGATTGGGATACAAGGAGTCTCGAAGATGTTTGCCAAATGTGTTACAAAGTGCATGATATGGCTCTTATGATGGATAATAAAAAGTAAAGCGTATGAATGAGTTGGAATATATTCCAGGAGATTTGGTAATGACTAATGGAGTACCTTTAGGCACCTCTAAGAATGTTGTTTACCGAGTAACATCATCAGACCCATCAAAGATTTTGAAGTTAGATGACGGAACAGTACTGAAAGGTGTTGTCTGCTTAGAAAACATCGAAGGTGCGGAATTTGGAGATAAAGGCTATCTCTCAGGTGACTGCTGTGCTTGGGTTAAGGATATTGTTCCTATTCCTCTTACCCAATTCATTATAAAAAAGAATGGATGGATAGCATATGAAGCTGATTACATTAATAATAGTTGTCATATAAGATTATCAAGAAGATTTGAGGAATACTCTGCCTACAAAGCTTCGCATTATAATACTGTATGGCTAAGATACGTAAGAAGTGTTTCCGATTTACAGCACCTTCTCTTCGGTCTTGGAATTAATCACGAAATGGAGGTGTAGGTATGGGTAAATATAGTTTGGATATAACGTCAAAGAATAAACCATTTATAAACATAGAAGTTGAAAACGATAGAGTTCTTCTTGGTGCTTACGAAGGTGGGAAGATAACAAGAAAACTGTTCTTTATCAACAAAGAACAGTTGGAACTTCTCATAAATGGTTTAATGGCTGTAAACGTCCTTGTTCACGATGAGGTGGATTTAAGTCGGTTTATATATCAAGGGAAATAGTGATTAATCGCCTTCGGGCATAAAAATATAATAAAATGCTTATAAGTGAATTTATTCAACAGCTTCAAGATGTTTACGATGAAGAGGGTGATATGGAAATTGCCATCAAAATAGATGATAACGACTTAGGTTCTGAACCTATTGTTGTGAAATCTACTGTTTATGAACAACTTTATATAGTTAAATCCTAACCGCCTTCATGCATAAATAATAGCAGTATGGATAAAAATATTGTATTATCAAACGAAGAGTTAGAATTACTCATAACAGGCTTACATTGTGTAGATGAACGTAGTTATAATTTTTATACCACAACATATACACCTTGGAGTGAAGCTAAAGAGTTAAAAGAGAATTTGCGAATAAAGCTCAAAAGAGTATTGTTAAATGTTTAACGTCTTCGGACATAATTTTAAAGATATGACAAAAGAAGAATTAAAAGTAAAGGTTGCCAAGCAACAAAGCATCATCAATGATGCTAATAATGAGATTTGTTCTTGCGTGAATGACTACATTGAAAGTCTTCCATACAAGGCTGGAGACAAAGTGAGCTGCAGCAGATGTGATGTATGCTGGATCGCAAGTATTGTTCCTGAGAAATATAGAAACCATTTCACTGGCAATATTGAGGTAAGAATCAATCCTGCAAAGAAAGATGGTACTCGCTCTAATAGAGAGTTTGTACTATGGAGTATGGAAATTGATAGTATCAAGAAGATTGATTAACCATCCTGCAAAGGATATAAAATAGATAGTAATGGATATAAATAGTTTAGAAAGAGCAAATATATTAGCAAAGGGTTTAATCCCTAAAACTAATTCACTCTTAGATATTCGTACATCTTCAAATGAAAGAATTGGGGAATTTCTCAATGGCTTATTGAAAGGTGATAAAGAGTTTGAAACTAAATTCATGCAACTTCTTTCTGAAACAAAACAGAGGTTGCAGAAAGAGTTTGATGAGCTTTAGTAACTAACCACCCTCTCCTTGGCAACAGGGAGAGGGTAAAAAGAAGATAATATGGCAAAAATGAATGTAACAGAAAAGGACTTTGAAGCTTTCTTGCAAGCTACAGAATCTCTTATGGCTATGTCTGGTACTTTGGATGGTGACTTCGATGAAGAAGCTCATGCTATAAACAGGCAGTTCAAAAGTTTCGAGCGAAGATACTTAAAGGCAAAGGAGGATAAGAAATGAACAAAGAAAAAGCGATAATTCATATTAATAATGTTTCCAAGATGATTGGCTCAAAAAGGATAAAACTGAGTGAAGGTATGGCAATTCATATTCAAAACGAGTTAGTCTTGGCACTTAAAGAGTTGGAGGATTGAGTATGAATCGTAAAGAAGCTGCAGAGCTATCGCCTATTATTAAGGCATTCAGCGAAGGAAGACCTATTCAATACAGAATAAAAGATAATAAATCGGCAAAGTGGAATGATGTAGATAAAAACTATCATAAATTCAGTCCACATTCATTTATGTATCGCATCAAGCCAGAACCAAAGTACCGTCCATTTAAGGACGAAAAGGAGTGCTGGACTGAGATGCAAAAACATCAGCCGGTTGGATGGGTGAAACAAATAAACGGTAAAGGCATAGAAGTATGTATTCATTGTGGGGTTATAAAAGGAGATTGGATTCTTACTGCGGTAGATGAAGTTTCTTTTCCTTTTGATGGGATGTACAATAATTACACCTTTGTTGACGGAACTCCATTTGGTATTAAAGAGGAGGAATAGTTATGTCTTGGTTAGCAGTAGATAAAGGTGGCTATGAACATATTTTTGCAGAAAAACCTTGCAGAAATGAAAGTAATACATTATGGATTTGCTCTGTCGTATATTTATATGGGCAGAGGTACGCAAATACCGGTTGCTGTTACCTTCCTAAAGGTAGCATTAAAAAACTCATCGGAAGAGAATTGTCTTGGAGTGATGAGCCAGTAGAACTTAAAGAAGAATAGCTTATGTTTGGATTTTATGTTATACTTACCATAGTTGTTCTATTTACAGCTTTTATGGGTGGAGTTATTGGTTATTTAATTGGTAAATATTGGAAAAAGAAGTAGCTTATGAAAATAGGAAACATAAAGTTCAAGGCAAAACGTCTTGACAACGGAGAATGGGTTAAAGGAGATTTGGCTCATTCTTTAGACGGAGGTTTGAATATATTCGGGTTTACGAGAGAAAACGGCGTAGATTGTTATAGTGGAGTGCATCTGATTGATCCTGAAACCGTCTGCCAGTTCACAGGATTGAAAGATAGTGAAGGTAAAGAATTGTTTGAACACGACCTAATACATTTCGCAGGGTTTAACAATACTGCCGAAGTGATTTGGTCGGAATGTAACTATGCTTTTATGGTAGTCTGCGATAATAAACATTCTTATTGGCTTTACGATGTTATAAAAGTTTGTAAGATAGAAAGAATTGGAAATAAATTCGATAAGGAGAAGTAGTTATGGAAGAATATGTAATAACAGATGAGCTACGAGACTATATTATCAAGTGGTTTAAGAACATTGCTGAAGAAGCTGATACCTTAACCACTGGTAATGTCTCACATAATAAAGCTATGATTAAAGGAATGGCAGCACGCTCTGCTGAGTTTGTTGAGAAATATAGTGTTGGTATTGCTGATAGTGCAAGTGATTTAAAATAACAGCTTATGAAAATAGAAAACATAAAATTCAAGGCGAAAGAGCTTGGAACAGGAAAATGGAAAGTGGGTTTTCTTCAAAGAGACATGGATTACAACCTATGTATTCTTATTGCTAATAAAGAAGACCATTCTTGGTATTGGACTCAAATTGACCCTTCTACCGTCTGCATGTTCACTGGACTGAAAGATAGTGAGGGAAAGGAGATTTGGGAAGGTGATATAGTGCATGACAGCTATGACCTTTGTGGTATAGACAATCTCTATGAGGTAGTTTATATTGAAGAAGAAGGAATGTTTGCCTTCAAGAGTTTAGATAAAGTTGACAATTACGAGCCGTTTGTTAATTTATTTGAAGTTTATGTTGTTGGCAACAAATTCGATAAGGAGAAGTAGCGTATGAAGATTAGGTTGGCTAAGAAGATAATGAAGTACAAATCAATAGTCGATGAGTACAATAATGGCGATGGTTCTGTATGCGATGGCATGAAAGAATCATATTGGCTAAGACAGATGTTCAAACACATCAATGGAGTGTATGATGAAACATTTGACCCACCAGCACACATTCCTTTCAAAGATCACCGCATCGTCAAGGCGATAAGTTTAACTAAAAAGAAGTAGTTTATGGAAAAGAAAGTATTGACCCTCACCGTCAGCAAGCAATGGTTCGATATGATTGTGACTGGTGAGAAGACAGAGGAGTATCGGAAAATCAAGCCCTATTGGGCTTCCCGACTGGTAAATAAGCAAGCCGAAAGCGGCGAGGTACTTTTCGATGAGTTTAGCGGTTATACTATTGTGATAGGTGAGCCGGAATACAAACCATACACTCATGTCCTCTTTATCAACGGCTACCGCAAGGATAGCCCACGAATTGAAAAGGAGATTGAAAGTATCACCATCGGAAAGCCTAAGAAAGGCTTATGCCCCGATAAATGGCTTGATACAGAGTTTTTTATCATTAAATTCAAGTGATATGAATTACATACAATGTGATGAATGTAAATATAGATTAGTCTGTAACGGAGAGCCACTTACTAGTGGAAGTACAGGAAGTTGCGACCATCATGTTATCAGCAATACTCCTATATTTCCAAAGATTAAAACACCACCAGATGAAAGATACGCTGACATTTGGAATTGGTAAATATTCATAAATTAAGTTTAAGGGATATGTTTATTCTAACGGAACAAGAAATACTAGATGCCATCAAGAATTGTCATGATGCAGATTTTAGGATGGCAGAGAAAGAAAGCCTTGGGCGGCTTAATGAACCCAAATATTAAATAATGAGTAGAGGAAAACATTTTAGTGCAGAAGAGATTGAGTTCATCAAGGTTAACGCTTTGGTGATGACGACAACGGAGATTGCAAAGCAGCTCAATCGTAATTATTGGGCCATCCATCGAAAGATGAAGGAAATGGGTATCAGCAAAAGCCACGTGTTTACTGCTGACGAGGATTTCATCATTCGCAGAATGTATGGCAAGTACCCGGTAAAGGTCATTGCTACCAAGATTGGAGTGGACGAGAACGCTATTTACAACCGTTGCAAGAAGCTTAAGCTAACGAAAGGAGGTATGCAATGATTGTCATAGTTACTGCTATGGATAAGGAATACGACCTTATCAGTGAATGGATTGCAAAGAAATGGCTTGACTACAAAAATGTTCAAAACATAGCATTAATCAAGTCTGGTATTGGCAAGGTTAATGCGGCATCTTGCTTGACAGAATTTCTTTCGTCGAATACGTCCAGCAAAGTTACAAGAGTTATATCGGTAGGATGTGCCGGTGCTGCCGTTGCGGGATTGAAACCTGGTAATGTCGTGATTGGCAATTCGTACTGCTACCACGATGTATATTGCGGCGAACCAAATGCCAACGGGCAAGTTCAAGGTATGCCGGCAGTCTTTCCCTCTGATTTCTCCTGGATTGATATGGATGAAAGATTCAGATTAGGAACGATAGCAACTGGAGATAAATTTATCACTACGAGAGAACAGGTATTGGCGATTAAGGATTTCCTTCCTAATTCGTATAACGTATGCGCCATAGATATGGAGTCTGCCGCCCTTGCACAGGTATGCTACAAGAAAGGGATAGGGTTTACGTCTATTCGAGTTATTAGCGATAATCCTCTGGAACCGAATCAAACCGAGCAGTATGCAGATTTTTGGGATAGCCTTGCCGAAAAGGCATTTAGTGTTGTTTGTAAATTATTAGAGAATGATACCAAGTTTTAAAGTTGATCATACGAAACTGAAGCCGGGTCTTTATGTTTCGAGAGTAGATAAATGGGGATTGGAGACTGCTACAACATTCGATATTCGTGTGTGCGAGCCAAATAAGGATATGATGTCACCAGCTGTTGCGCACACAATAGAGCATCTGATGGCAGACTACTTACGCAATGATAGCCCTCTTAACAATTCGGTTCTGTATTTTGGTCCGATGGGATGTCTTACAGGTTTTTACCTTATACTTAAAGGTACATGGACTTCAAAGCTAATAAAGGAAATGATAGTGGAAGCTTTTAAAGCGTGTTCGCTATCAAAGACAATTCCAGGTGCATCTGAAGTGGAATGCGGTAATTATAGGCTCAACGACTTAAAAGGAGCAAAAGAGCTATGTGATATGTTCTCCGTATATCTATCCACAGCTGGACCGGATAAGCTTAATTATCCGGATTAATATTTATATGTAACCATAAAGTATTTAATCATTAAATGTATTTCCTTGCAATATATTTGGTGTTTAAATACTTTTTTTATAATTTTGCAGCATTACTTATTGCTATCGCTTCGTACTGGGATATTTCTTGAATTTATTGTTCAATTAAATATTTAGTTAGAATGAAAAAAAGAACGAAGCAAGTTTTAGTTATTCTGAAACCCAAATCAAAGGCGTTGGGGTTCAGTAGAGAGGAGTTAGAGGGTATTGCTGCCGATGTTGCCAATAACTTAGAACTCGATGAAGAAGCCTCAGACGAGGATGTAAACGCAGAGATTGAAAAGCAGGTCAATGCGGTTCTTCCTTATCTTAAGATTGCGCAAAAGACCGCGCAGCGTACTATCCAGAGCTTTAAGGATAGTAAAGTCTTGGATGACGACGAGGTCGATGACGATGACGATGATGATGACCCTGCCGGCAACAAGAAACCAATCCGCAAACAGAAGAAAGAGAAAGAGGAGCAGGTCCCAAGATGGGCACAGGCACTCATTACCCAAAACAAAGCCCTGCAGACCGAAATCCTCGGTTTGAAGTCAGAGCGTGAGAATGATGGCCGCCGTTCTAAGCTGAAGGCACTCCTTAAGGACAAAGGTACGTTCGGAAAGACTGTCTTGAAGAATTTCGACAAGATGAAGTTCGAGAACGAATCTGAGTTCGACGATTTCTATGATGGTGTTGTGGAGGACTTGGCAGCTATCGATCAAGAGCGTGCTAACGAAGGTCTCGGAAAGCTTGGTGCTCCTGCGGCTCAGAGAAAGCCTAAGAAGGAAGAGGTTGAGGTTATCAAGGACAATGAGATTGATGAGCTTGCCGAAACTATGTAATCTTTAAATTTTAAAAGTTATGTATGGCGTAAGCAAGACAAAAACGTTTGATTCAGGCAAGGAGTCTGTAATCATCAGAAATTACGTGAATGGCATCATGGGTGGTGTCATTCTTGACATGACAGGTTTCTCTGGAGAGTTCATCCAGTGCGGACACATTATCATTCGTGATACCAAGTCTGGCGAGTACAAGCCAATGCCGGTAACAGGTGATGCCTATGCGGCTCTTCCTGAAAACCACGAGTATGTAGGTGTCTGCATGACAACTGCTCCTGTAGATACCCCTCATGTAGGTGTTATGACGGCAGGTGAGGCTAATGATAAGGCTGTCCCTTATCCTGTTGATACGATCAAGGCAGCTTTGAAAACAGCCGTTCCTACTCTTCAGTGGGGACACGATGCAATCGGTTAAGGAGGTGATTTATGCAACAGAGTTCTTTATTTCTTAAGTATATCATGAGTTTCTTCCCAATCTTGAAGACCTTGATTGAGAAGATTAACGGTAAGCGCAAGAACGAGATGACGTATCTCCACAAAGATACATCCATTCTCCGCCGCGTTTATTCTACTGACAACAAATGGGAAGCCGACACAGTTGATACCTCTTACGTAGCTGCTGACTACGTGGCAGTTGATTCTCCGGTTCCTTTGAAGTCTCGTGACAAGCTTTCTACCGCCAATGGTAAACTGCCGAAGGTCGGTATGAAGAAGTTCTTGAAGGAGTCAGATATTCTTTCTCTCCGACTTATGGAGGCACAGGGCGGTCAGACTGCAGAGATTCGCCGTAAGTTGGCACAGGACCCGGTAGCTTGTAATGTCGGTGTTGATGAACGTAATGAGTACGCTCTTCTGTATGGTCTCTCTAACGGTTACGTAGCTGTCCGTGACGACGATAATCCGAAGGAGTTACTCCGTATCAAGTATCAGTACTTGTCGAAAAATCAGCTCGGCATCAACAACGTCGATGATGGCATTACCGTTGCTGACTTGAAGGATTGTATTGAACGAGCATCAAATGACGGCAATACCATTTTGTATTTCTGGATTAGCAAGACAAAGTTTGATGCCTTAAAGAAAGCACAGGACGCTCGCGAGCTTGTTGCCAACTACAAGGGGCAGACTTATGACTCAAACACAAAGCTGCCTGTTCCTAATGCCAGCGTATTCCAGGAGGCATTCTTGGACGAGACCGGTGTATCATTCCAAATCATTAATCGTACTGTCCGTTTGGAGCATGATGGTGTGAAGAAGAGCGTCAAGCCTTGGAACAACGATATGATTATCGGTGTCTGCTCACGGATGATTGGAGCCCTCGTTTACGGTCAGGTAGCAGAGGCAACCAACAGAGTGGCAGGTGTAACCTATCAGCAGATTGATTACAAGCTTATCTCTCAGTATTCAACAACTGATCCATTGCGTGAGACAACTGCGGTGCAGGCATACTGCTTGCCTGTCATCGAGGACGTTGACACAATCTATCAGATTAATACTAAGCTGGCTGACCCAGACGTTTCGGTTGATACCGAAAAGGAGAAAGCAGATACAGAGGATGTTAAGGTAACAATCTCTGATGTGACCTACAAGAAGCCGGAGGCTATCACAACCCTTAATGCTCTTGGTGCCACCCTTGCTAGTGATGCCAGTGACAAGGAGATTATTGATGCCTACAATGAGCTTCCTCCTACAAAGAAGAAGGAGTTCAAGGATAACGCAGCTAAAGCTGAGGAGTAATCATGAAGACGGTCGGACAAGCTTTGGTGGATGAGGTACACATCCCTATCCCCTATGGTTTCGTGGAAAACGCTTGTATAAAGCGTGACATCGATATCGAATCAGAGTTCACTGGTGACGTTGCCAGAAGTGACGCCTACAAAGGAACGCTTGCCGACTGTCTGCTTTCTCTCATACAAGCCGTTAGCTTCTCCGAAGCGGACAAATCAATAGGTTCCCTCTCGGAAGACCAGCGAAAGGCTATATTAGTTCAAGTCAATCGTTTATATAACTCTATCGGCGAGGAGGAGGTTTCACTTACTCCGAAGCCGACAGTTTACATTAATTGCTGATGAGTCTATTGAGTTTTCATGCCTCAAAGCTATACAGGCAGCAGAAGGTAGCTGGCTATACAGATGATGATGGAAATTATCACCAGGGCAAGACCGAGTGGAAGTTCTGCTGCACTTGTGATGTAGTTCCTGCTGGCGAGGCTAACAAGTTAGTTACATCTGACGGCTCTATTGATTACTACTCCTACGAAGTTCATAACTTACCCGTAGGAATTGAAAAGTTCTCTTATGGAGATTTTATCAAGTTAGATATTTTAGGGGCTGAGGAGGTAATTATCAAGGTCAAGGGATTTCATCGTTATCAACTCCAGTGTAAGATATGGGCATAAGAATGACAACCAGCGCTTCCGCTATAGATGCCTTCCTACAAAGAGCCGCAAGGAAGATACAGGAGAATGTGCTTAAGGCATTGAGCAAGCTAGGAGACGAATCTGTGGTTAGAATCCGTGACAGGTCTGCCAAGGAAAGCTGGATAGACCATACGGGCAACCTAAGAAGCTCCATAGGCTTCGCCGTGTACGAGCAGGGAAGTAAATATATGGAATCAGCCTTTTCGCAGGTTATCAGTGGCACAGACGGCTCTGCAAAGGGCAAGAAGATGATCAATGACCTTGCTAAGGAATATTCCAGGGTTTATGCTTTGGTTGTCGTTGCCGGAATGGAATACGCAGGAGAGGTGGAAGCCTTGGAAAGCAAGGATGTCCTCGCATCAACGAAGATATGGGCCACATCCATTGTAGAGCAGCGTGTGAAGACAGCAATAGACTCAGCAGTTAATGAAATAAACAAGTGGAAGATATGAAATCGGACGGAGCAATTAAGACAGATGTTTACCGGTACATCAATGAAAGTGGTTTCATGAGCAACGTCAATGGCAAGCTGTCAAAGACGATGAGACCGCATAATTCTCATAAGGAAGATGTCGTTATCTCCATCTTGGCTAATGAGGGAACGCAGCTTCAAACGGCAATTATAAATGTAAATATATATACACAAGACCAGGACGTAGATGGGCAGTTCGAGGAGAACACTATCAGAGTTGACGAAATCTGCAAACTGGCTTGGAATCTCTTGGAAACGTTCAGAACGAGCGAGTATGCTGCCCACGCTATTGAGCAGAGGGTATATGCAACAAGCACGGGAGAACATGTAATAAATAATCAAGTTGAATATAAACTCATAAACGATTAAATTATGTCAGTAACATCATGGGGCAAATGCACTATCTACGTTCAGGAGGTAGGTAGCAAAAAGAACGAGTGGATTAAGCTCCCAACTCCAAAGGATGGCACTACTACTGTTACTCCAACGAAAGGCGATACTATGACCCAGGTTGAGGAAGGTGGCGGAATTGTTGACCGCAAGACAAAGAAGTCCACCTACGAGGCTGTATATCAGCTCTTCATTAAGAAGAACCAGTCGCAGCCATTCAAGACTATTGATGGTATCATTGAGGGTAACTACCGTTTGGCTATCCAGCCAGAAGACGCCGAGCTTCCTGGCGTTTACATGGGTAATACCACCATCGGTGCCGAGGAGGGCTATACAACAGAAGAAGGTGCTTCCATCACTTATACCCACGCAGCTCTCATCCCAGAGGGTGACGTGGTGGCTAAGACTGTAAACGCAAAGGGTGAGGATGTCTATTGTGCTTACCGCTGGCGTGTCATTACTGCCACAAAGGGAACAGGTGAAAAGTATGCCTTGACTTTCAAGAAGCCGCAGGACGGTGAGACTCCTCCTGCTGAAATCACGGAAACCTACGCAGAGACATAGACACATCCTAATATCCCTTCTGCCGACTGAGGGTTATCAGCCGGCAACCTACCCAAGTAGCTCAGGGGAAGAGCGAGACCAAATAGTCCGTCGCATGAAAATCCAGGGTCTTCAAAAGCTGGTTGAAAGTCGCAGGTTCGAGTCCTGCCTTGGGTGCCAACAATTTAAATTCGAGTGATATGGAAGAGTTAGGAATCATTATATCGAATACGCTCACAGATATGCCGATAGGCTTTGATACTGAGCACGCTCACGTTAGCATCTACCCTACTACACTGGGCATGATGTACCTAACGTCGCAGTTAGTAGATAGCTTGGAACTAGACAAAGAGTTACTTCAAGCTGATCCATTCTTGGAAGCATTGCGAGTTGCAAACACCAAAAGGGAGACATGCTGCAGATTGATTGCATATCACTCACTCAATACAAAGAACGAAATACTAGATTCCAGATGTGTAAGCAAGCAGACGGAGTTAATCTTCAAAGAATGTTCCAACGAGGATATAGCCACTCTCCTCATCATCATCCTTAAGGCTAACTCATACCAGACAATAGCCAAAGAGACAGGAATGGAAGAAGAAGCGAAGCGTATGGCAAAGGTCAACGCAGCAAAGAAGTCGGAGAATAGCTTTATCTTCGGAGGCAAGACAATATGGGGAACACTCATAGACGCTGCTTGCGAAAGATACGGATGGACTTTCGATTACGTGGTATGGGGAATATCGTATAACAACCTGACTCTCATGCTCAAAGACAAGATTACTTCAATCTATCTGTCTGATGAGGAAAGAAAGAAAGCCCATATACCGGCTGTAGGGGAAGAGGTCATAGATGGCAACAACAAGGAGGCAGTCATGAAGGCGGTGATAGAGTCCGAGACCGAGATTTAACCGAAGTCTTCCTGCGCACGCACGTAAAGTTCCCATATCGAACACTCACATTTTGTGTTTCCCCGGCGATTCTTTATAACTGAGTATAAATTCAAGGAAAAATAGAACATTATGCCAAGCATTAAATTCGATACAATAGTCGAGACAGCCAAGGTCGTTTCCGGTTTTCGAGACATTCAGAACGCAGTTCATCAGACTGCTGAGAGGGTTGAGAAGGACGGAAATTCTATTGACGATGTAATCTCGAATATACAGAAAAGTATGAACATTGCCATTGGCGGTTGGAGCATTGGCAAGTTCGTCAATCAGATGATGCAGGTCCGCGGTCAGTTCCAGCAGACAGAAATGGCATTCAAGACAATGTTGCAGTCTGAGGAGAAAGCTGATGCTCTCATGAAGCAGTTGATCCGCACGGCAGCCGTCACACCTTTCGGGGTTGAAGATGTTACAGAGGGAGCCAAGCAGCTCCTTGCGTTCAATGTAGCAGCCGAGGATGTCAACAAGACGCTTATCGGATTGGGAGACGTTGCAGCAGGTATGGGTCTAAACCTTAAAGACCTCGTGATGCTTTACGGCACCACCATCGCCAAGGGCAAGATGGATACGATGGATTTGTACCAGTTCCTCAACCGAGGTATTCCTATCGCAGATGAGATAGCTAAGGTTATGGGTCTTGACGTTACCAATGCCATCAAGGAAGTACAGAAGCAAATCAAGGCAGGCAAGGTTACCAGCGACATCTTCATCCAGGCAATGCAGAATATGTCTGCAGAGGGTAGTAAGTTCGGTGGCTTGATGGAGGCTCAGTCCAAGACTATTACCGGTCAGATAAGCAACATAGAAGATGCCATCGAGCAGATGTTCAATGAGCTGGGCAAATCCCAGGAGGGTGTTATCAATACCGGATTGGGAATCGTTTCCACCCTCGTTGAGAATTGGGAGACGGTAGGCAAGGTGCTTATGACCGTTGTTGCAGCGTATGGAGCATACAAGGCTGCGGTGATAGCGATGATAGCGATAGAGAAGGCAAGGATAGCCATAGGAAGCGCACAAGCTTTCTTGTCTCTCGCTAGGAGTATTTCTTCTGCAAAAGATGCTATGCTTCTTTTCAATATGGCAACAAGTGCCAACCCACTTGGTTTTTTGCTTGGAACTTTAGCGGCAGCGGCAACGTTGTTCATTGCCTTTGGTGATTCCGCAAAAGATGCCAGCACTATAACGGATAAGTTTGGAGAAGATGCAAAGAAGGCAACTTCTCGCGTAAACTCGCTTCTCAGTGTTATTGATACGTTAGGTGAAAAAACAAATGATCAGGCAAAAAAGTCGAAAGTTTACAAGGATGCAGTAAATGAGCTGGCTTCCATTTATTCCGAATATGGCATACAGATTAGTAAAATCAAGGAAGATGAAAGTAACCTTGTAGATGTTAAGAACGAGGAAATACAGAAATCAAAGGAACTGGTTGAGCAAATTAGACTGGAATCTTCAGAACGCAACAGAGCGAATGCGATTAGCCAATTAAATGAAGAGTACAACAAAAAAGTTACTGATGCACAGGATGCTTTTATGGAAAGGCTGAAAGATGCTTATGGTGACGAGGGTATGGGCATTGGTGTAAAGATACAAGACCTAGTTTCTGATGACGTGTTGAAGCGACTTGATCAGTATCGTAACAACATGAGAACCCTTAACAAGGATTCCGAGGAATACAATAAGTCACTTCAAGCTTACCTAGCCCTTAGAAGACGGTTGGCAGACTCAGCGGCTGCCGCAGCAAAGAGCTTTGGTAAGCAGTCAGATGAAGCCCGCTTGGAGATGACGAAATACGTTGATATCCTCGAAGATGCTCGTACAACGTATAATAATCAAACAAGTGCAGTTCGCAAGGCAGCTGATGCCACTGAGGACTTTGGTAACAAGTCTGCATCTACCAAGGATAGAATAAACGCTTTGCAGAAGCAGCTCCAGGGTGCCGGTGAGGATGTACACGTCCTCTACAACCGTGTCAAGGAGTTCATGCAGAACTATGGTGTTAATGACGTAAAGTTCAGAATACAATTCGATGCCGAGATTCCTTCATGGATGAATAACATGGATGTTAAGGAGTTGGGCAAAATGGGAAGATGGTTCTCTGCGTTGGCACGCGATTTAGGAAACAACAACAAGTCAGGTGCCAAAGTCAACGGCAAGTGGATGTCAACCAAAGATATCGCACAGCGAGGATGGAATTATACCAATGCAGCCAACACCAAGCAGACCAAGGCAGAAGACGATGCTAAGAAGAAGCGGCGTGAGAAGGAAGAGGCAGAAACCAATGCCAAGAAGAACGCTTCCAAAGCCAAGAAAGCAGCCGCCGATGCCAAGAAGCAGGCAGAAGACCGCAAGAAGGCCCAGAAGGAACTGAATGAGGACTTGAAGCAGCTGCAGCAGGATAATATCGACACTGATATATCTCAGATGCAGGAAGGCACGGAGAAGAAGCTTGCTCAAATCAAGAACGACTATGCCAAGCGCAAAGCCGAGATTGACAAGCAGGAAGAAGAGTTCAAGAAGAAAAACAAGGAAGCTGGCAAGAAAGTAACCCTTACCTCTGCTCAGTCCGATGCTCTCAATAAGGCTAGAGACCTCGCTACCCAAGAATACAACAAGAAGCTTGATGAGGTCAACAGGGAAGCCCTCACCTCTATGCGCGACTACTTGAAGGAGTATGGTTCACTCTATCAGCAGAAACAAGCCATTGCCGAGGAATACGAAGAGAAGATTGCCAAGGCTCAGACGGAAGGCGAGAAGAAGACGCTCCAACAGGAGAAGAAAAAAGCACTCGCCAACTTCGACTACGAAAGTATCTCTATGGGCATTGATTGGAAGGGTCTGATGAGCGGTGTGGGCAATATGGGCAAGGAAATGCTTAAGCCTATGCTCGAAAAGTTAGACGCTTACACCAACACAGATAAATTCCAGCAAGCCGATACTCAGACACAGCAGAAGGTTGTTGACCTCATGCAGGAGATTCGCACTTATCTCGGAACTGATCAGAATGCAACATGGCAATCGCTTGCAACGTCAATCCAGAACTTCAATATGGCAGTTGCCGACTATCAGCAGTCTGCGGAAATGGAGCAGCTTATACGAAAAGAGTATGAGCAATCAAAGATTGACTTGAAGCAAGGAAAGATTTCGAAAGAAGCTTTTGATAATTTCAAGCAGACTGCGGATGATGCAAGCATGGCAACAGCCAAAGCCAAAGAGAAAATGGAAGCTTTAGGCATTACCGTAAACTCTGCTACAGATGCAGTCAAAAACTACACATCTGGTCTAACTGCTACACTCAATAAGCTGATAACTTGGAAAGGTAATGAAGGTTTCTCTGAGCTTCAAGGTGCGTTCGGAAACGTTGATGTCCTGAAAGGTGCTCTCGATACCACTCTTTCATCTATGGCAGATGGGGCAGCGAAGACTATTGGTACAGGGTTATCAAAAACTATTGGAGATACGCTTGGCTCGATTGGTAATGGTGTTGAAGGTATGCTTTCCAAAGGGCTCGGTTCCGTTATAGGAATTGTTGCGCAGATACCAAAGCTGATACTAAATATTGCTGACTCTATCAAGAATTTTGTAACCGGAATACTCAATTCGTTTACGGATTTACTGAAGTTTGAATGGCTGTCAGACTTAGTTGTCAGTATCACGAATGCCGTAGGGAATCTGATAGATGCCATCTTTGACCTACCAGAAAACTTATATAAGGCTCTTGAAGGGATTGTGGTTGAAGGTGTCGGGGGAATGCTTGACACTTTAGTAGGAAGATTAGGGAATGTGTTATCATTCGGCGCTTTGTCTTCGAAAGGTCCATCAGATTGGTTCACCAACTCGAATGCCGAAAAGGTTCAGAAGACTATTGACAGACTGACGGACAGAAATGAACTCCTGCAGCAATCAATCGAGGATTTGACTGACGCAATGGAAAATGCTTACGGTTCAAAGGCAACCTCATACTATGAGCAAGCCTACAAGAATCAGCAGGAGACGAATCAGAACTACCTCGACATCGCAAAAGCGCAGGCAAGCTATCATGGTTCGCACAAATCATGGAACAAATATTGGGGTGGCTTCGGTAGTGACGAGATGGATTGGATCAAGAAGAATGTCAAATCAGACTTCAATGGCGACCTCTTCTCCCTTAGTCCAGAGGAAATGAAGCTCCTCCGTGGCAACGTTGCCATCTGGGAGCACATCGAGAACACTGGCAAGGGTAACTATGGTGGGCGTCTGACGGAGAAGTTGAATGACTACATAGACCAAGCAGGCAAGCTGGAAGAGTTGTCAGACAAGCTGAAGGAAAACCTTACGCAGATTTCCTTTGACAGCATGAAGGATAGCTTCATATCAGAACTCATGGATATGAGCAAGTCAGCGCAGGACTTTGCAGACGATTTCTCTGAAATGATGCAGAAGGCTCTTCTCTCCTACTCGATGGAAGACCTCATCAACGGAGACTTGAAGAAACTCTACGATGATTGGGCGAAGGCTATCAAGGACAACAATGGCAAGCTTACCGAAACAGACATAGAAGCATTCAACAAGCGTTACGATGATATAGTCCAGGAAGGCTTGAAGAGACGTGATGATTGGGCAAAGGTAACTGGATACACCGGTTCTTCATCCTCATCACAGACCGCAACAAGCGGAGGATGGGCATCTATGGGGCAAGATACCGCAGACGAGCTGAATGGTCGCTTCACCGCCCTGCAGATAGCAGGTGAGTCCATCGCTCAGAACATGACTACCACCATATCTCAGATGGAGAGCATCGTTACACTCGGAATCTCAACCAATGGAGCAGTATTGGAGATTAGAAACATGATGATTATGACAAACAGTTACCTCGAAGACATCGTGAAGTATTCAAAGCTTACCTACAATGACTTCGGAACAAAGCTGGATGACATGAACAGAAGATTAAAGGATATTTGACCTCTATAGGCTTTTCGCTTGTCAGACCTTACAACTATACTCAAAAATAGCAAAAGTGGCTCACAGCGAAGCCTACGGGGTTATTTAATGATTAAATAGTTATGCTTAATGGACAACTTTACATCAATGGCAAGGATGCCTACCTTACGTGGGGCATCTTCCTAGACGAAACCGCCCTCAGCACGCTCATGACCCCTGCACCAAACAAGGAGTTCATCAGCAACAAGTATCGCTCAAAGGACGGAAAGTCAGTTATCAAGCACAATCCAAGACTGGATGAAAGGGAGATAACGCTGCCGTTCAATATGACCGCCAAGGACTCAGATACGTTCTTGACGAACTATGCTAGGTTCTGCGAGGAGGTTCTTGCCAAGGGAGAGTTGGTTATCCGCACCCGATTCCAGCCTAATGTGTGGTATCGGTGCATCTATCTCTCCTGCACTCAGTTTAGTCAGTGCATTCGGGAAATGGCAAAGTTCAGCTTAAAGCTCAACGAGCCAGACCCTAGTGACAGAGGTGAAACAAGTAAATATACAAGCTAATGATTCAGATTAAGAGAAATAACAAGGTATTCTTCACATTAGAGGACTTCGGTGAGGGTTCTAAGCTGTCATATCAGCTTATGGACCACCACTACATCATCTTGAAGTTCACTACGGCTACTCCTATCTATTTCGAGATTGGGGACTCCGTAGAGATTCCCGACTTCGGCTACTTTGAGCTTACATCATCATACTTCCCTAAGCACAATGATAGTGATGGCTACGACTACGAAATGCAGATGGATGCCTACTATATGTCTTGGAAGAATAAGATTTGCAAGTATCGCCCTCAGCACGGAGCCAACGAGACCTCCTTCAACCTCACCACAACGGTAGGCGTACACATGAACGTTATACTCGGCAACCTAAAGGCACTAGGTCTTACGTATAATGGCAAGGATTTCTCTGTTGACTACACTACATACAACAACAAGGCTTTCGATGTTCAGAAGAGATTCTTGATCGAGTACGGTTCTATCAGCATTCTTGATGCTCTCAACGCTATCTGTTCTGAAGACGCACTCAACTGCGAGTGGTGGATAGATGGCTCTATTATATACCTTGGATATTGCGAAATGGAAGGGCAGGCAACATTCGAACAGGATGTTAATGTTCTGTCTATGTCCTATTCGGAATCTAAGTCAACTTATATCACGAGACTGTACGCATTCGGCTCAGATAGGAATATCCCGAAAGGATATTTCACTGGTGCCGATGCGGACGTCACCACTGATGGTGTAGCTACCGATTACCTCATGCTCCCTAACAAGGAAGTGGATAGTGATGGTTTTTATGCCAAGGATGGCTATCTGGAGAACGTGAATGTCGTAAAGAACGATAAGCAGGCTATCGAAGGTGTCGTGATGTTTGAGGATGAATACCCGAAGGTGGAAAGTACAGTCAGCAGTATCAAGACATATGATAGCACAGTTGATAATGAAGACGGAACGAAGACTACACAGACGTTTTGGCAGGTCACTTCTACAGACTCTTTCACTAATAGCTTCAAGGAGAGTTGGATAAAAAGTAACCTCACTTTAGGCATCAAGTTCACTAGTGGTGCTCTCATGGGTATGGAGTTCGATGTTAGTTTCAAGGTTATTGACAAGGTTAACTACTTCGAGATAGTGGCTAATGACACTTACGGAAGAACACTCCCCGATGGTGTCATGTGTCCGAAGGTTGGTGATAAGTACTTTCTGTTCAACTGGGACGCAACCAAGATTACTGATACGGACCTCATCCCTACTGCTCAGTTATCTCTGTTCGATAGAGCGAAGCAGTACTATCTGAAGACCATGATCAGCAACTCAAACTTCACCTGCACGATGGATGGCGATAAGTTCTACAATGACGGGACATACGATTACCATCCTCTCGGTGAACAGGTAAAGCTGATTAATGATATGTTTGCGCAGGTGGATGCGGATGGCAAGCACTACCGAAACTCTCGTATCATCGGAATGGAGATACCTTTGGATATTCCTTACGACCACCCTCAGTACACAGTAGGCGAAAAGGCTGCAACAAGCCGGTTGGGTAAGTTGGAAGACAAGGTTGATTCCATCAAGGTGAATGGAATGCAGATAAATGGCGGCAATGGTGGTGGCGTCTATGTAATAGGCATGAACGACTCAACACCACCTACAGATAGTAATGTTCTATCAGCAAGAAAGTCAATTAATTCTTTCGTTTCCAAGCTGTTTGATGATGTAGTAAAAGGATTGATTACTTTTGAACAGGGTATTAAGTTGGGTGCAGAAACCATGTGGAAGATTACTTTGGATGGAGTAGCTGAGCTTAGGAAACTGATAATATACGAAGATGTAGAAGTTAATGGTAGCACACGACTCGGTTTAAACGGCACGAATACCGAGTTCGGAGTTTACGAAACAGACTCTACAGGTGCAAGGATTCAAGTAAAGAAAGATGGAACTTCGATAGCTGAGTTTGATTATATCACTATCCGTCGTGCTGCTCAATTCCGAGATATTACCATCCGTGAGCTTCGTCATATAGGTGGCGAGTTGGCGATAACTCCTGCTGCAATGGTATGTTCAAAGGTCGAAAGACTTAACTCTAACGGAGAAGTTATAGCTGACAAAGATAACACAGAGCCATCCTCATTTAAATGCTATTTTGAAACCAAAGATAGCGATGAAGGAAGCAATAAGGTGTTTAATTATTTTCGTCCACTCGACCAAGCGAGATGTCAGCAGTTTGATATAGTAGCAGACGGAAGCAAGAAAACGAGATATTATTGGCGACTTGTCATGTCTGTTGGTGAGAATTACATTGTACTTTCTAATTTAGCTAATGGAGGTATGGATTCCCTAACTACCTCTGAACCTTTAGTTGGAGATAATATCGTTCAGCTCGGTTATCAAGGTAGCGATGACCCGAACAGGCAGTCAGCTATTATACTCTCATCTACATCAGATGATGCGCCAAGTCAGAAGATGTATCAGGGAATATCATCATTCTCCCTTGATGGTTGTCTGGTTAAAGATGAGGGGTATGATGCGGCAACTGGTGTATTCCATTGCAACATTTATGGCGACAGTTATACCGGAGATAAAGATGGTAAGAGTTTTTTCCAATACGACTCTAATAAGAAAGAGGCTACCTTTAAGGGTAAGATGATTTTCAATTCAGAATCAAAACTGCCTGATGGCTCATCGGTTAATAATATTGCGAAGAAAGACGATTTGAAGGATTTGAATATCAAAAGCGGTAATCTCTTGCGCAATACGTCCTTCTGCGGCGACTATGAGAGTATTGATATATCCGCAGATACTGAAATCTCTGAGGATAAGGAAACGTTTTCAGAGAAGCTGAAATATTGGACGATGGAGAATGCAAGTGTGATTGACACCGAAGACTCTACAAGTGGAAAGGCAGTACGGATAGGCGGAACATTATCTCAGCAACTTGCCCAACCATTATTGGCTGGTAAGGCATACGTGCTTTCATTCAAAGGCAAGGGTACGACTGTTAGGGTAAGTGTCGGTGGTGAAACGCAGGATGTAGATATGACTTCATCTTTCGAGCGATACGAGTTGCATATCACTTGTTCTGATACAGCAGACGATGTATTATCTACATTCTCCATGGTTAGTACGAATTGTACTGTGTGCGAAATCATGCTTTCCTACGGCAAGCTTGCCCCTGCTTGGTCTCCATCGTATTCAGATAATGATAAGTCGATGGCAGAGTTTCAGAACATGAAGTTTCTTACTGATGCCATCACGCAAGGTTCTACAACCATCGACGGTGGCTTAGTCATGTCTCAGCAGTTCAAAGTAGGTAACTTCCGAGACAAGAAGATGATCAAGGAAACTGGCGGAATGTCCGGCTACTACAACGACGATGATTCTCCTTACCTCTGGGGTGGTGGAACACTCGAACAGGCTATCTACACCATTCAAAAGTACAAGGACAATCCGAATTACGAGCCTACTGCCGAGGAACTCAACAATCTCGCTAAATTCGTTGTCACACACGGCGGTAGAGCCATTCTCACCGACATCATCCTGCGAGGCATTATCTACGCCGAGGGTGGAGTTATGAAGTCTATCAAGTCGCCGAATGGCAACTTTGAGATTGATGAAGAAGGAAATGCCAAGTTCAAGGGTGATAGTGAGTTCGGTGGCAAGCTGGTTGGTGTGATTGGAAGCTTCAAGAGGCTCAATTGTGTCAATAATAAAGGCGATGTCGTGGGAAGCATTGAATTTGGAAGCGATGGAAGGATGTGGTTCGATGGTGATATGTTTAGCCAAGGTTACAATAAAAAGGAGGACCGCAGCAACAGATTTTACACATCAGACGTGTGGTGCAGAGGAATGTTTGGACATCGTTCCAAGACGATGGCGATAGTCAAACAGGACTTGATGAAAGTCTTTACAAGGGGCACGGGTAAAGAACCAGTCGAGCATAAACTGACGCAGGGAATGACAGCAAGCAGCAACACTTATTACGAGATACCGCTCTTTGCGCCTGGTGGCAATGACGACACCGCTGGTATGCCGATAGATGTAATCCTTTTCAACAATACAGCGGACTACTATTATTCATTCGAGGGCATGGACGATGGCAAGGAGTGGCGAGTGATTAACGGAAACGACCATCAGACTATACATTTCTGCGACATTGGAGGCTGGCATGAGCTGAAAGGTGGCGCAAGCGTGAATTGCATATACATACCCCCAGAATTCCTTACCCCAGTACCTTCATCCAGTTCGATTGGCCGAGGTGTGTTCTGGACTGGTGAGACAGACATGAATTGGAATGGAAATGGCAAATGATAATGATTAAGAATATGGAACAATTAAACAAAACGCCTACTACGGGCAAATTTGGTGATGTAGCAAAAACGATCGACACCAATTTCGGCTTGATTGTCACAAAGCTCATGGAACTGAGTGAGGCGAGCAAGGCGAAGGAGATGAATTGCGGTTTCTATTCATCAGAGACTGAGTTGAAAACCGCTTACCCTAATCCAGATAAGGGTATGATGGCTTATGTAGGCAGCGGCACTGACTATACCGTCTATCGTTGCAAGGTAGATGGTACGTGGACTGCTACCAGCGAGACCTTCAAGATAAACATCTCGGTAGATTTATCCACTTATGCTACCAAGGAAGCTTTGGCGCAAGTCAAGGGTTCGGTGGATAATCTGCTGCTGGGTGCGGTGTATGGCGGTATCGCTACAAGAACCACCAATCCTGGCACTCCGAAAACAAAGGTGTTCTATCTGCCTACCGAGGTAGGTGAATATCCTAACTTCAGCAAACTCTCTGTAGTAGAAAATGAAATCGCCTTCCTTTATTTCGATGGTAGGAATTGGACGAAGCATTCCGTCGATTTCTCATCCACTATTACCGAAATCAAGGAGAAAGCAACCACTGCTTCTACTGATGCAAGCAATGCGTTAAAAAAGGCAGAGGCGGCTGGCAAGGCATCTGCTACTAATAAGCAGAACTTAGACAATGCGGTAGAACGTATCGGTACGCTGGAAGATAGTGTGAATACAATCAATACAAATATGCCTAAAATGATTTGTATGACAGAGACTGCATACGAGGCTTTGGAAAAAAAGGAAGCCGATACTTATTATATGCTCACGGAAGAATAATAGATATGGCTTATGATTATCATAAACGGAAAAGAGATAACTGCTATAAATCTTGGCAAGAAAGCCGTGAATGCAGTTTATAAGGGGTCAGTCTTGATTTGGCAAGCAATACGTTCTTGTTTTGGCTTAGGATATTGGGATGACGATAAACCTTGGCTCGACGAGGATGCTTGGCAGGACTAAACTTTTAAAGGTAAAAAGGTAAAAAAGTAAAAAGGTAAAAAGAGCATTCTTGCTCTTGAGTAAAAATATAAAAGATAAATTTATGGCAAAGAATGTTATTGATCAAGTACTGGAGAATATTTTTGGTCCTTGGCAAAACTATAAAGGTAGCCGAGTGAGGGAAGCTATTCAGAAGGCTCTCAAGGATGACGACCTGCTTATCCAGCAATTACAGAGCGGGAAGGGTTCTTATATGGTGTATCTGGGTACAGATGCAGCTACAAATATCGCTACGGTGGCGCTATTTGCTTCTGCTGAAACTTATGGTATCTATAAGGCTGACCCTGACAATCATGCTGACCTTATACTCTCAAGTGTAGAGATACCTTTGGGTACAGGCGGCGGTTCGGCAGAAGCATCTACCATCGTAAAACTCACAAATATGGGTGCAAAGTCTATCACGGCTACCAAGGACTCAGACCTTGTGGCAAAGATACGCTTTACTTCCCAGCTTTACGACCCATCCGTTCCTGGAGGTAGTGTATCTGATACAAATGAGGAAGGTACGCTCTTGATAGAAACCAGAATGCAGAATGCTTCGGAATGGAAGGTAGCGGCTAATATCGCTATCAACTCTCAGGAGGCAGCTAACACAAGTGCGTACACAGAGATAAATCTTGCTCCTTATTGTGTGGATGGTACTCAGTCAGTTCGTATGATTGCGACGGGTACAAGCTCGCATAAGAGTACGCCTTATGTCATCATTACGGTTACAAAAACCAATATCCAGATAAAATTTCAGACTAAATGGCAGAATCCTTTCGAGTACAGAGCCGTTGCTCCGACTATCTCCGTTCCGTTGACAATTACGGGTACAATCAGTAAGGTACTGCATCTGAAAGTTTCTTCTTCTGACGGGAAGTATTCTCGCACATACGACTATAGTATTGGTACGGCTACATATACTGAAACTCCATATATTGCATACATCGACCATCCGAAAGCGCATGGAATTTATAATATCGAGGCATGGATTACATCAGGCGATAACGTCAAAACCGAATCCGTATCACAAAACATTATGTGTACGCTATCGGGCAATACTACTCCACTTCTTGTACTCAACAACATCGGTACATTCCAGAACTGGAGCAGCGTACAGGCGTTTGACTATGCGGTATTCAATCCAAAGGCTGACAATACGGATATTGCTTTCGTACTTACTAATTTAGAGTCTAATAGCGTAATATATAGCGAGAGTGTGCAAAACGTTCCTGCTGGAGTTATCAAGTCCCTGATTTTCGACCTTGAAGTAGAAACAGAGGATAATGTCAATTTCCCTGCATCGATGTCGTTCACTTCTGGGCAGGTTGTTCTGCGAGAACCATTGCGTGTAGTAGTGGATAATAGTGAGAATTTTGCGCCTACATCGGGAGCAGACTTCTTCCTCAATCCTAAGAAACGCAACAATAGTGAGAGCGAACCTAATACCATCGTTAATGCTGTTAATAATCAGCAGGTGAAATCCACCTTCGAGGGTTTTTCTTTTATTAGTGATGGTTGGATTGTCGATGCTAATACGAATGCTCGTTGCTTGCGAGTCTTGGATGGCTCTAAGGTCAACATCAATTATGATGCTTATTCTGACGATACGCCTCTACAGGGATTGACTATCGAAATTGACTTTGCGACACGCAATGTAACCGATGAGAATGGTATTTTGTTCAAAATGGGAACACCTTCTACCGTTGACAGTCATCTGGTTGGCTTTTGGTTGAAGGCGCAGGAGAGCTGCATGATGACAATGGAGAAGCGTGTAGAGGGTTCGCAAAACTGGACTTACTCTAAGGAGACTCGTACTCATGTGGCTATCAATATCGTTCCTAACCTCTATAGTCAGGGTGTTAACTATGTGCGTGTATTCATCAACGGCATTATCAGCCGAGAGTTTGTCTATTCCGATAACGATGCGTTTTGGCAGTCAGTAGGAGGAACTAAGAAAACGGGCGGTATCGTGATTGCGCCTCAAGGTTCGGATATTGATATTTATGGTTTGCGTATCTACAAGAAATCCCTTTCCGCTACGGATATTCGTCAGAATAGACTTTCTTCCTTTGCCACTATCGGTGAAAAGAAGGCTTTCAAGGAGAAGAATGACATCTTAGGTGAGAGTGGTTTGATTTCTTACTCTAAGGCATACACCAAATACAACACCCTGCTATATAAATGTGCAGTGCCATCGCTCAAGTCGCCTACGGCTGTTGTGGGCGACATCGTTATTCATAAAATTAATGACAAGGCGCATAGTGGTACGCTCTATAATATGAACCTGAAAGGACAGGGTTCTACCTCAAAGAAATACTGGGCTTGGAATATCCAAAGCGACTTCAAACGTGAGGATTCCAAGTGGGTGGATGAAAATCTTGTGGACCACGGACAATGCTATCAGAACGCCGACGGACTGCCTCTTGCCAAGAAACTGGTAGATAAGCGCAACTGGGCTTCATCGCCTCAGTCGCACAAGATGGGTGCTACCAAGCTCTACAATGACCTCTACAAGGAGGTGGTAGGCAAAAATGAGATTACCAGCATCGAGGGTATGGAGAATTGCCGTGTGGCGGTATATGAAGATCCATTTCTTGTATTCCAGCAGACTGAGAACGATAGTGAACCTGTATTCATCGGTTTGGGTACTTTCGGTTCGGGTAAGGCAGATAAGCCTACCTTTGGCTACGACAAGACTAAGACTCCCGATATGCTGATGATTGAGGGTTCTGACAACAACCCTCGTCTTACCAAGCATCAGGTGCCTTGGATTCCAGGCGACGTGAACTACAGTGAGGAAGAGGAAGGCTATGTCTATGCTGGCACTACCTCATGGGATTATGGTTTGGGTAATCGAAATTCTATCTCCCGCTTCATCGAGGCATTCAACTTTGTGTATTCTCATACCAACAGACTGAAACCGTTTAATGGAACATTCACACAACTGAAGGAGGCGAAAGGCTTGGATATTAGCTACTGCTACTGGGTAACTAAGGAAGAAACGGGTTCTGAGCGATATGATATGTATCGCTATGATGAGATAAACAAGACTTGGGTGGCTGGTGGAACTACGAAGTCTGAGGCTGGTGTGTATGCCACTCTGAATGTGAAGACACAGACTGCCAACTACATCAGCGACGATTTTACCAATCATGAGACCTACCTTGAGTGGGAAAAAGTGAATGAGGACTTTATTAACGCCCGCAGAAAGGAGTTCGCAGAGAAGATTACAACTTACTTGCACAAGAAGGATATTCTGTTCTTCATTTGCATGATGAAGTTGTTAGCAGCTTGCGACAATAGAGCCAAGAATACCTATTTATGGGTGTTCAGCTCCACATCACTGATCCGTGCCTTTCAGGATGACCTCGACTCCATCCTGCCTTTCGATAATCAGGGTAAGCTGACAAAGCCGTATTGGGTGGAGGAACACGATTTTGACACTTCGTTAGGCAAGAACTACTGGAACGGAGAGGATAATGCGCTTTATAACCTGTTGGAGGAATGTTTCCCTACCGACCTTCGTTCTACCATGAAGGAGATACTGAGCGCAATGGCTCGTCTGGGTGGCGGTACGGTACAGGGCTGCTGGGAGAAGTATTTCATGTCAACATGTCAGTATTTTCCTGCCGTGGCTTATAACGAGTTCGCACGTATCGGTTATGAATATGCCCACTATCAGATGGTGAACGGCAACTACAACAATGATACCGACCCTATCACGCAGTCACTTGGTTCGCAAGAGGAAGGTGAGCGCCAGTGGTGTAAAGATAGAACCATCTACATGAGCAGCTATGCTAAGTATGGCGAGTTCGACCCTGGTAGTCCTTTGGGTGGAAACATCAACTATCGTTCCACCGAACAGATGGAGGTGAAGTTTAACCTCATGGCAGCTATGTGGATATACCCTGTCGTCACCATCGGTCAGAGTACCATCCTTGACGGCAAGAGAGTGAAGGCTGGAGAGTCGGTAACGGCTACTGGTGTCACCGACAGCAACACGCAGAACATCGTTTGCGGCGTGAACTATATGAGTGACATCGGTACATGGTACGACAAGCCAGCCAATGAGACCTTTGCGTTTAATGGTAGCCGTGTGCGTAAGCTGATAGCCGGTACTGACAACAAGAGTGAAATCCATCTGAAGGCTACCTCATTGCTGGTAGGTTCCATGAAATCGCTCCGCACACTGGACATTCACAATCTGAGTACGGTTTCGGGCAGCATGGACGTGTCTGCCAACGTGCGTTTGGAGTCGGTTGACGCAAGAGGCACCTCCTTAACTGGTATCACCCTGCCGCAGCAGGAGTTCCTTACCACCGTGAAGTTGCCATCCACCCTCACTACCCTGCATCTTGACGGACAGCGCAGACTGAGTGTTCTCTCCCTTGAGGGCTACGAAAAGCTACAGAAGGTGTATATCAACCAGGACACCTGTCCTAAGATTGCGGCACTCGACATCGTGAACAACCTGAAAGCGCAGAGCAAGAACCTTTCCTCGCTTACGATATTGGGCATCGACTGGACGGATGTATCTGCCGAAACCCTTTCCTTCTTGCTGGATAAGAAGGCAAAACTGACTGGTAGAGTTACGCTATCAGAAAGCGTATCGGTAGATGCTACCTTGAAGATGCGCATGGTAGGTATGTGGGGTAATATTGACGATGAAAAGAATGCACTCTACGTGTCATACAATAAGGTAAAAATCAAGAGCGCATCGTTGAAGGGTTATAGATACTTTGCGAAAGAAGGCAATTATACTTTGAAACTATATACCATACCTGTGGCTGGTAATGACATCGTGTATGTGTCATGGAAGATGACAGAAACTCCTCTTGCTACTATCGACCCGAAGACGGGCATAATCACCGTAACCGAGGCGGGTAGCCGTGAGAATGACGACAAGGCGACAGTGACGGTCACTCTTCAACTGTCGAGCGGTAAGACCTTGGAGGCGACGACTGACGTATATTTCTATGCCTATCAAGCGAAGCTTGGAGACTATATCTTTGCCGATGGAACTTACGGCAGTGACCTGAGCTTTTCTACCTCTATCCCTATCGGTGTTATTTTCTACATCGAACCAAAGAAACGTGAATGGGCGATTGCGGTAGCCTTAAAGGACTATGGATTAAGAGTATGGGGACTCTATAACAGTACTACCGATGCGAATAATGGTATGAATGGCATCAAGTTAGGCAGTAACTCTAGCTACGATGTATATAATCTACCATTGTTGCAGGAGTACACTAACAGAGTGGATGTATCTGACTCCACGATGCGTGACGAGAGTAATACCGCTAATGATGGGTTTAAGGAATATACTGTTCTTAATTCAATCAGTGATATTGGTTTTGAGGAAATCACGCAGAGTATGTGGGACACCAATGTAGGTCATACTACTCTCAGCGAGTACTTTGAACGTGTAGGATTGAATGTGAATGACATGATTGCTCGTGGTCAGCTTAATACCCTCAAGATTATTGCTCACAGAGACTACATCTTGCAGGATACCAACGTACATCTGGATATCCCAAAGGCGACGCCAGAAAAGACATTGGCACAAAGTCTTACCGAATGTATCAAGAAAGTACAAGCCGAGCATGGCAATGCACAGAAGTATCAGCAGTATTACTATCCTGCTGCCAGCTATTGCAATGCCTATGTTCCTGAACTTGATAAGGATACTGAAACGTTAGCAGAGCCGTTTACTGAGGGTCATTGGTTCCTGATGTCTTCGGGCGAGATGGCAAGATGTAGTTGGTATGCGATGAAGGGATACAATGTCGGTGTTGCTAATAATATCTTTGCGCAGGCTAAGGCAGATCTTCGCTTCGAGGCATTCTCGAGCATTCAGTACTGGACGTCTTCGGAGTTTTCCGAGTTTAATTCTTGGAATCTGAATCCTGTTAGCGGGGAGGCAAACCTCTACTTCATCAAGTACCAAGATAGTCGGTTGAGACCAGCGGTCGCATTCAAGCTGTAGGCTTGGTTTTAATCAATAAGATTTTAAAAATGTATTAAATATCAATTAATCAAAATAGAAATTTATGGATAATGAGTTTATGCATGACTCACAGATTGTGATAGGCAATGACTGTGGAAGATTTGTTGTTAGCGTAAAGGTAGGCATGGGAAGCGAGGATATGGTCACGCTGCCCGTAGCCGTATGGAACTATGGGGCAATAGTATCAGCCCTCATCAGACATAAGTACTCAGAAAGTGAGGTAGAGGCAATAGTCAGCAACTCTCTTATGCTTATTCAGAATCCTTCAAGTGTAAGTGAGGAGGAATCCAACGAGAAGATGAATGAGTTCAATGAGTTTCAAGAGTATAGAGAGAAGTGCAAGGCAAGAGCCAAAGAACTTCTCCCCATCGGTGAGACAATGGGACTAAAGGAAATATAGTTCTGTGTATTGTATGATAAGAAATATATTAAAAGTAAACAAGCGAGACTGGATTGGTCTTGCTTGTTGGCTGCTTATCAGTATATTGGTAGGTCTGCTTGCTTTGCCAGTAATGGTAGGTAGAGAGATATACCAATATAAGCACTATCACTTGGCAAAGTTTGAGTGGGAAGATATTGTGAGGTATTCCGTAGTAATCTTACTCGGTAGTATTATTAATTACTTAATTTTAGATTCATTATTATGAGACAGATAAAAAGAATTTTCGTTCATTGTACCGCTTCTTCTCAGAAGTGGGGAGTAAAGGAACTGTTGGCAGAGTTTAAGGCGAAGGGTTGGAGAAATCCAGGCTATCACAAGGTGGTAACGGAAGATGGTGTTGTGCATCAGTTGTTAGACATCAGCAAGGTTAGTAACGGCGTGCAGGGCTACAACTCTACTGCTATCAATATTGCATACGTAGGTGGCATTGATAGCAAAGGTAAGCCTATCGACAACAGAACGGAGGCTCAGAAGGTAGCTCTAAGGTCGTTGCTTGTAGAGTTGCATCGCCAATACCCTCACGCAACCATCATGGGGCACAGGGATATTTGGGGTAGCGACCCAAGAAAATGGAAGAAATGGTGTCCTTGTTACGACGCAAAATCGGAATATAAGGATATAAAATAAGGGATGGCTCATCAAACACTGATATACGAAGAATTTGCTTACAGATTGTTACTTTTACAAAACTTAACTTTAAAATTTTGCTCAAAATGGATATTTTTGTGCAGAATTGTTTATTTTTGCAGCACTTTCCTTATTATTAAGAATAATGAACTAAGAACAAATAATAAAAACAAAAGGAGAAGAATTTATGACTAAAGAGGAAGAAGATGAAGTCCAACGGTTAGTTCAATCAGTCGGTGTTGTACAGTTGTCAAGAGTAATGTTTAAGGACATGGACGTTAGCGAAATGATAAACGTCATTATCCTTGCAGGTAGAGGCTACAGCATAAAGCTACTCACTTGGTTTAAGTATTATTGTGAAGTGATGCCTCTGTTTATCATGCTTTTTCATATTGCATGCATGGTAACATTTGCGTCTCATGAAAATGAAATGTGCGTATGGTTTAAGGAGAATTGGGTATCGGCAGCATTTATCTATTTTTCCGTTTACATCCATCCGCTTGTGCTTATAATTGCTAGCAGATTCTTTTGGCTCTGCTACAGATGGCGTATTCCGATGATCATCTACCTATTTGGGATAAATGCTATTCATATTGTATACTGGAATGTTTTTACCACCAACGAAATGGTGGAAGCTAATGTTGTAATACTTGTAATGACCATTATATTTTATGTATATGGTTTTGCCGATAAGTATTTCTCAGGCAAGGGCTGTCAAAGTTTAATCTCTAGATTATAATGATATGGGAAAGTTATTTGGTTATCACACCTTGGGAGTGTTATTAAAATCGTTGTCTGACTCTTGCTTTCGAGCAGACGAGCAAGAGAAGAGAGGGGAGAAGGTAACTGCTTGCGGAATGAGTAGCGATGAGATAGAAGACCTTTGTGAGAACTATCTGCCGTATGCTCTCAATCCGATGATGAGCACAGAGGAGGTCAAAGAGAAGCTTCACGTTTCTGATGCTACACTCAATCGTATGGTTGCGAGAGGCGACATTCCTAACGGAGAATGCAAGAAGCGAGGGCACACCCGATATTTTAAGAAGTGGGATATTCTTCACTATATTAAGAGTAAGAGAGGTAAGTGATTGCCTCTCTTTTTTTGTTATTTGCATTGATTTCGATGCTTTTAAAAATACAATATTTCGAGGAAATTATATACAATTATATACAATATTTCTTCAAAAATATATATGCGTTTATATGAATGCATAAAGTTTTGCACTTTTTCGCAATAACTATTTGATGATTAAATATTTTATTGTATATTTGCAGCATTATTGTTTAATCATCAAATAGTTATCTTATGGCAGATAGAATTAAAGATATTTTCGTTGGAGTAGTTCTTGCAATCCTCGCTTATCTAAAACCGATAGAAGGTGAGCTATCTTCGCTTATGATCGTATTCACCCTCAACTTTGTTTTTGGCTATCTTAGCGGCATGATTGCAAAAGGAGAGAACTTTAAGTTGAAGAAAGCAGTTGTGTGCATCGGTCACGCTACCGTGTTCTTCGTTCTTTGTGCAGCAGTATATGCAATCGGACGATTCAAAGGACAAATGGAAGGTTCCGTTCAATGTGTTTCCTTTATTTCGTATCTAGTATTGTGGTTCTATGGATGTAATATTCTGAAGAATTTGAAACTGATTTTTAAGAAGGGGACTCCTCCATGGTATGTAGTGAGTTTTCTCTACTATCTCATGAGATTCAAATTTATTGAGAAAATACCATATCTGACAGCTTACTTTAATTACGCAGAAAAGGAGGAAAAAGTATGATGGTAAAGATTATTTTAGCAATTATTGTTATGGCGTGTGTTATTGCGTTTGGTTGCTTAATTCAAGGTAACAATTATAATAAGGAGGAGTAAGTTGAATCCGTCAAGCTAGTTATATTACGTATGGAAATTTAAAATTAAATAGATAATGAAGATATTAAACATCACTCTTATATTTGTTTTTATGTTAATGCTTCTTGGCTGCAAGTCAACAAAGACTGTGACAAAAGATGTATTGCTGACAGACAATAGGACAGAAATAAAATATGACTCCATCTTTCAGTCTATAATGGAGAAAGAAATAGAGAAGTATAAAGCCAAACATTCGGAGGTACTAAAATCATCAATAAAAGATAAATCTTGTATTACTGATAGTACGGTACTCAAATATGATGCTAATGGCAATAAAATATCTGAAAATAAGTTCCGTTATGAAAGGCATGAATTATCGACAGAAAGATACCAAACTTTACTGGATAGCATTGCCTTATATAAAGATAAACTAAGGGATGAACAAGAAAAGCATTCAAGAAAAGATTCATCTAAAGCAGATATTAAACATATTGAAAAAGAAAAGATTTATATAGAAAAACCTACAAGTTTTATGCAAGAGGTATTTACAGAAACAGGTAAGTTCTTCTATTTTGTATTGATTTTAATTGTTGTATATATTATATATAAGCATAAGAAAAGATAATTCTTAGTTCTCTTTAGGTGTAAAGATTAAAACAGGGTAATTTATGAAGCGGCTGCTCGTGATGAGTAGTCGCTTTTTTATTTGCAAAGTAAATTCTTTCGTTTTAAGATAACAAAAAATGATACAACCTACTATCACACTAAACTGCTGATACAGAGCCACTAACAAAAACTATGATAGTATTATAGCTTATTTGCATACTATTTTCTAACTTTGCAGACGTAACGTTACAAATAGTGTTAGTTATATATTAAGGTTAAATTAAAAAATTCGGGATATGGAAAGTAAAACTTACGTGTTCAATCCAGAGAGCGGCACAAGCGGTACAGGCTCTAATGGAATCTTGGCTATGCTTCCTGCACTCATGCAGAGACAGGGTGTTGATCCAGGTCTGATTGCACTCTTGAACAACCGTGGAAACGGAAATGGCTTTGGTGAAGACATCTTTGCAATCCTTCTGTTGTTCATCCTTATGGGTAATAATGGTATGGGACTCTTCGGAGGTAATCGCTGCATGGGTTCTAATGGACAGGGTGGCGTTATGCCAATGCTTAACAATGATGCCAATACTGCCGTTATCATGCAGGCTGTTCAGCGCAATGGCTTTGATGTTCAGAGCTTGGCTACAGCCCTCAACACATCAAGTGACGCAGTTATGGCTGCAATCAATGGCTTAGGTCAGCAGATTTGCAACCTCGGCAATCAGATGGGCATGAATGCTAATCAGATTTTGACTGCTATCATGCAGGGCAATAATGCCATCGCTACCCAGTTGGCAGAATGCTGCTGCAAGACCAATAACGCCATAACTGCAATGGACGGCAACATCAAGTTGTCTATCTGTCAGCAGACTCACGCCATCAATGATACGGCAAATGCCAATGCTTTGATGCTTCGTGACAAGGCTGATGCTAACAATCAGTCTGTCTTGGCTAAGTTGGATCAGATGCAGACACAGGCTATGCAGGATAAGCTCGATGCTTTGAGAGAGAAGAACAGTGCCCTGCTTGCACAGATTTCCAATGAGCATCAGACACAGGCTTTGCAGTCTTATCAGGCTCAGGTTATCACACCAGTAAATGCAGCTTTGGCTGCGCTGCAGGCAGAGGTGGCTGGCATCAAGTGCAAATTGCCTAATACCATCAGTGTTCAGTACCCTCAGTACGGAGTATTCAACAAGGACGTTTATACTGCTGCCGCCATGGGAGCTTATGCAGGTGATGTAGCGGCTTCTCGTTCAACAGTAGGATGCGGTTGTTAGGAAAGGAGGTAACTATGTTCCCTTTATATCCATTCAATCCATTTATTCCAATCGGTCAGAGAAACCAAATCAGACGTATTGATGTAGGCGGTATCTATGAGTTGAAGACAAATGCTCAGCAGGTCACAGATGCTAGTGTAGATTATGGTATCAATCCTTGCTACTACAATGCTTTGCCTTGCGAGTGCATCGTGCTCTTGAAGATACACCAAGGAGTTGCCGCTACAAGTGCGACACTTCCTGTCACAATCGTAACTCCAAATAGTGGTTCGACCACTGTTAATAACGGAACCGCCAACACTAGCGGAACTACTTCCGGCACAACAAAGGTGCCAGTTGTTGATCATGCGGGAAATGCAGTGACGGGAGCTAGCGTTTCGGGAACTACGGAGGCTTTGGCATACATCAATAAGAAGAGCGGTATTATCCGACTGCTTGGGTTTCAGCAGCCTACAGGCGGCTAACAGAGTATTAACTATGGGACAGATTGCAAAGTCTGTCCCACTAAAAGAGAAAGAAAATGTTTCAAGGACTAAGACAGTCTTCTCTCTTCTACATTTTAGACAAGGGAGGAGAAAAGCCGACTCTAAAAATCGGTCAAGTAATATCGGTCAGCAATCCTCAGCAGAAATATCCTAGCTATATGCCAGGACAGACTCCGACATTGGAGACGACCGTTGATGTTAAGGTACAAGTAGAAGACCAGCAGGTCAATTTCGAAAAGCTGCCATCTACGGCACAGATAGTGAACTTCGGTAATGAAGGTGTTGTTGTCAGTGACAGCAGGGAAGCTATGTGCGCTGAGATAGATGCCATGCTGCGACATTCCAAGGGAGTAGTGGAAAGTGTAGATTACCACAATGGAGTCATAAGCTCCTGCGAGGAAATGCTCACTAGAATCAACCCGCAGATTGCCAAGGAGAAGCAGCAAGAGCAGGACATCAATAACCTCAAATCAGAGGTAAGCGGCATGAAGGGAACGCTATCCAATATTGAATCCATGCTGTCTAAGGCTTTGAGCGGTAACAATTTTAAAAAGTAATTGCTATGGGATATATGGTAGAAATTACGGAAAACAAGTTCGATGAGCTTGTTGACAACTGCGAGGAAATGGTTCGAGCAGGTGGCAAGGTTATGAAGTGCTTGGATAGTTTGAAGCGCGAGCGTATGGGAAACCGTATGCCAATGCCAGACTATCGTGACAAGTGGGACGATGATGATTGGCGCGACGAAGACCGCTATGGAGAGCGACGCTACTATGGTCGCCGTGGTGGTGGACGTTACTAATGTTTAATTCGGTGGTGGGGATTTCTCCCTGCCACCCTTAATAGAAAAAGCTATGGGAAAATGTAGAATGCCTTTGGATGCTTATGATATGAAGCCAGAAGGAATGATAGCATATCTGAGATATAATGGCTGGCACTTCAACAAGAAAGCTTGCGAGTGGGCAGTCGCTCAGATGAGAAAATACAACCCAGTCACTAAAAAGGATGAGAAGGTTGAATACATGGATAAGGATAAGGTTGAGTCCATCCTTACCAAGCAGGGAGTGACGCTTGAAAATAATGTAGGCTATGATCATGTCTATGTGGCAAACATGGTTAAAGCTGATTTCTATAAGTCTTCCATCGAGGACGAAGCTCACATGGCTTTGTTCGTGAAAGATATGGTTGATGATACCGACCAGAAGGATGGCTTCATCTTTAACAGATTCTATGCCGATTGCAACCATAATGGCATCGGCATTCCATGGGATGATATTTTATGATAAGTCAAGAGATATATCTAGAGAAGTATGATTGGAGGATTCTTGTGTTCTACGGTTTGAAAGAAGCAGATACCGATGAGGTATGCAACTCCCTTGTGCAGATAGGCTGCACAGAAAAGGCAGTCGAAAGCGCAAGGGAGCATTGCTTACGAGGAATGCCGAACACAGGTCTAACCTACTCCAATCTTGCAGGTAGAAAGAGCGTGGTTGCTGTCAGTAGGACCACATCGGAATATGAGTTTGTGAATACTGTCACACACGAAATGTTCCACGTTGTCACTCATATCTGCGAATCACTAGGTATTGACTTGAAAGACGAAGAGCCTTGCTACATGATGGGATGGCTCTGCCAGGCAGTTAGTAGGATATTCATTTAA